GACAAATCTCTAGTTTTGTATTGTAACACTACATGTATAGTTTTCCCATCCGGAGGAAATGTTGTTCACACATATTTCTATGATCCAAAAAACGGTTTGTACAGTTGATGCTGATAAATCTGAACAACGCCAATTAAGCAACAAGCAACAAGCAACAAGCTTTCAATTACATTGCAGACTTGGGTATTGTTGTATTAACACAGAATTAAGAAAAAAAGGTGTTTTCACTTCTAGGGGAATGCGCAAAAAGACATTTCGAGAGAAGGGTTTAAGTTATGTTTCCGAACTGGCATTACAGAATATTAAAGATGTTGAAGCACACTTAAAGTGGAACCAACAAAACGATATTCGTTTATTTCGATTTTCATCCGGGTTTTTTCCGTGGATGAGTGAATACAAAATAAACGAATTGCCAAATTACGATCAAATGCTTTTTGAAGCTCAGCGCATTGGTCAAAAATACTTTTTTCTAACAGATTGTCCACAACGCCCAACAATGCATCCTGATCATTTCAATGTTTTGGCGTCGAAGAATCCCAGAGTTGTTGAAAAGACAATTAAAGAATTAAATCAACATGCAGAAACTCTTGACATGTTTGGCCTGCCCGCAGGTTATTCGAACCCCATTAACATTCACGTTAATACAACACAGGGCGGCAAAAAGGAATCATTGCAACGTTTTCGAGAGAATTTCAAATATCTTTCCGATAGTTGTCAAAAGCGATTGGTCGTAGAAAACGATGATAAGCCAAAACAATATACTGTAGAAGATCTATATGAGGAATTATATACGAAAATAGATATTCCGATTACATTTGACTATCATCATCACCGGCTGAATCCCGGGAAGCTTAACGAAGAAAAAGCAATTAAACTGGCTTCGAAAACGATCCCTAGCTGGAAAAGGCAACTTGTTCATTATTCTTCGTCCAGAATGTTAAACGAGGATAAAACATCTCGGAGTCAGGCACACGCTGACTATATTCATGAACGAATTAACACATATGACCTATACTTAGATATAGAGTTGGAAGCTAAGGCCAAAGAGCAATCTCTTTTGAAATACAGAAAGGATTATTTGCAAAATGAGACATTGTATGTTTGATCATGAGCGTGCTTGTTACTTCGCGACAAGTGGAAAAACTTACGAGGACATTTATTGGATTGATTTCACGGTTAAGATGGCTGACTGCCAGAAAATAATCATATTCTGGGATCAAGGCCAAATAGAAATGGCGAAATTAGAACAGGACAAATCTCTAGTTTTGTATTGTAACACTACATGTATAGTTTTCCCATCCGGAGGAAATGTTGTTCACACATATTTCTATGATCCAAAAAACGGTTTGTACAGTTGATGCTGATAAATCTGAACAATCTTATGAAACATATTTGTCCGGTATTTGTTTTGGAAGAAATCCTCGAAGTTGGGGAGGTAGAGGAGACTTTGTGATATCTTATCAAGATGAGGTAATAGAATTTACCAATAAATCTAGAAAAATGTACAAATATCTTGTGAAGCCCGGAGACATCGATGAAACAATACCTTAACATGTTACAACATGTGTTAGATAATGGAGAAGAACGCGAAGATAGAACCGGTACTGGAACACTTAGCGTTTTTGGTTATCAAAATGAATATGATTTGCAACAAGGTTTTCCGGCCGTCACAACAAAAAAACTGTATTGGCACGGAGTAGTAACAGAATTACTGTGGTTTTTGACTGGAGATACAAATATTAAATATCTCCAAGATCACAATGTTAATATTTGGAACGAATGGGCAGATGGGAAACGAAATCTGGGCCCCGTGTACGGCAAACAATGGAGAGCATGGCAAACGAAAGAAAGTTGGGTCAATAATTTTTCTTGGGGTACTGCCGAAACGACCGATCAAATTGTTAATGTAATTAAATCCATTAAAGAGAATCCCACGTCTCGTCGACATATCGTCAGTGCATGGAATGTTACTGATTTGTATGAAATGGCGTTACCCCCGTGTCACATCCTGTTTCAATTCTATGTTAGAAAAGGAGAATATTTAGATTGTCAGTTGTACCAGCGCTCCGCAGACGCTTTCTTAGGAGTCCCGTTCAACATTGCGTCATACAGTTTATTAACTTATATGATCGCTCAAATTTGTGACCTAAGACCGGGCCGTTTCATCCATTCATTCGGTGATTTGCATATTTACAAGAATCACTTGGATCAAGTGAATGAACAACTATCAAGAGAACCGAAAGAATTGCCAAAGCTTTGGGCAAATAAAGAAATTGAACGAATCGACGATTTTAAACATGAGGATATCAAATTAATAGACTATGAGTCACATCCGGCCATTTCAGCGCCGATAGCAGTATAAAAGTTTGCCCCTATAGCTTAACGGTAAAGCAGCGTGCTTATATCACGTATTTAGCTCCAGATTAGAGCAAGATCTAGGTTCGAATCCTAGTAGGGGTACTATGTATTAACTAAAAAGGAGAATAATCTCTTGAGTAAAATGGAAGAGAAACGAAACTTAGAGAAGATTGGATACCCTGACCGTTACAAAAAAACCATCAGATACTATGAAAAGTATTCTCTGCGCGCCGAGCGCGCCCGGGTGAAACGAAGGCTAAACGAAATGACAAAACAAACCTCGTTTTATGATTGCGACATTTATAGTAAATCATCTACTAAAAAATTTACACCGTGGGATGTCATTTAACCCTTGACTCTCTGACTCACGTGACTACATTCTAATTGTTCGCCTCCGTATCCCCTGTGGCTTCTAACCACTTGAAAGGGTAACTGGACGCATGCAGGTTCGACTCCTGCCGGGGGTGCTAACTTTAACTTCGGAGAAACAATGAAATACAAGATCAAGATTAAAGACGGGATTCCATACTCAATCTTCGCCGGACAAGAGATTAATCTCAAAACGGTGAAATCTGTTAGCTTTGTTGGCAAAAAAGATTGCCATGTTCGAATCACTTACATGGATGATACAGAAAAGTGTTTATTGGAGGATGAAGTGGAAATGAAATATACCTGAGAATGGTGTATACGCCTCTTTGGCAGAGTTGGTCAATGCGCCGGCCTCATAAGTCGGATATTCTGGTTCGATTCCAGAAAGAGGTATTAAATGTAAATGTATCGTGGAAGACACTGCACATTATATCACAGAATCACACTAAATTCAATTCATATTGAGATTGCTAGTAGAAAAAGTTTTACTATGTTTCGAATTGAAGGAACAAACAATTTACTTATTACGCTAAAGATACCTTTAGACTAAAATACATTCCTTCTATGGACATGAAATATCTAGAAAAAAACTTTAAATCTTAGCAGTATGCGACTATCTTATAATGGTTATTACCTCGGTCTGCTAATCTTGTTCCGAAGACCTCGGTTCACACCCGCGTGGTCGCTTTGAGGAAAAATGAAAAATTCCATTGTTTTTATAAACTGTGGGTCGGTAGCATAAATAGGTAATGCGCTGGACTCTTAATCCGGTAGATGTGGGATCGAGGCCCACCCGACCCTTAACTCACTAGGAGATATCATGAAAATTGTATGTATTTCTGATACTCATTCGAAGCATGAACATATAGATATGCCTGAAGGTGATATTTTAATCCATTCAGGTGATATTTGTTTTGCTAACAAAGGTGACCAACAAAGTGAATTAGTTCATTTGAACAAATTTAATGATTGGCTCGCAACCTTAAATTACAAACACAAGATTGTGATCGCTGGAAATCATGATATGATTCTCGAAGATTCTGGCAAAGAAAAAGCCAAAGAACTTCTGTCTAACGCAATCTACTTGGATCAAGAATTAGTCGAAGTTGAAGGGTTTCGAATCTATGGAGAACCTCGACAACCCGAGTTCTTTGATTGGGGGTTTAATGTCTCAAGAAAAAGAATGAAAGACGTCTGGGAGCTAGTTCCAGAGAATGTTGATATTCTGGTAACTCATGGCCCGCCACATGGTCATGGGGACATCGCCCGGGATATGCATGGCGGCGGCTGGGGGCCCCCTAGAATGATCCGCGCGGGTTGCAAGTACCAACGCGCCTTAATCGACAGTCGATTGGCTGAGGGTGCCTTCAAATTGGTTGTGTGCGGTCATATTCATTCGGGTTACGGTCGGCATGTAGTTGGGCCAACTCAAATTGTGAACGCATCAGTTGTGAATGAAAGATATCATCCGGTAAATAAACCCATTGTCATAGAATTATGAACGAAAGATTTTGTTATGTTGAAACAACGTACAAGAAATACAGTTTGTCTGGTGCACACCGCCCCGACACCATCGGTTTTTTTGGGTTAGCATTTTGTTTGTATGAGAAAGATGCTCCAATATTTAGAGGTTATGCTAACGATACTTGCATACTATTTGATGGTGAATTTTTGGGACGCTATAAAGGAAGATTTAATCATTAACACACACATAACCCCAATGAGGTCCGGTTTTGCACCACATCGGACTATCATTGGGGCAGATTACAGCTTCTTTTAATTTGCTAGCACATTTTGCAGAATATGTGATTTGTTTGTCAATAGGGTACGATCGTAGTTGACATAAACAAGTTGTTTCCCAATAGCCATTGGTTAAACCATCGGGTGTTGGTTGCAATTTAGAATCAACGTTTGGCCCACAACACATAACAAAGATAAATAAGAATAAGAATTTGTTCATTATATAATAACTAGTGAATAGACGGGAATGTGGTCTAATGGTTATGACGCAGGTTTGCAAGTCCTGAGATCGTGGTTCGATCCCACGTTTTCCCTTTGGAGAAAAAAATGCTTGAAAACAATAGATATTGCTACTTTTATATTGATTCTGATCCGTCGCGCAGCCCACTCGCCGAACCTAGTGCTAAAGAATGTTTGTTGTTTGATTTGAACAATCATCGTTGGTCTTCCGAAGAACAGTATATATTTTTTAATATTGCAGGCGATATCTCATTGAAAATGAAAACAACCTGCTTAGACCTGCAATAAATGTAAAATTTACGATTTAATGGAGTAACAATAATGTTTTTTAAAAAAAGAGTAGAAATACAAAAAGAATTTGAAAACCTTGAATTTGCCAAAGGTTTCGCCGCTGGCTTAGAATTTTCTGGTAATCGAGACTTCCGTATAAAAGAAGTTAAAGACGACGATGACAAAATTGTCGTAATTATGGAAAAATTGGAACGTTCAAAGGTTTAAAATGAAGATGAGAGTTAACCCCCCGAATGAGGGCTTTTACTTACCACAGTCGTATTATTTGTGGTATGGTACACAGGCCACATGTTCGGGGTTTTTTTTTATCATGAGACATTGCGTTTTTCGTCACCTACCTTTAGATTACCGAACACCTCGATACCCAGCTAATATTTTAAACTATGATAAGCGTGGTTGGATCACATTCGCCGGCACTGTTCGCTCTGATAAAGATCCCTACGGTTATCAACGGTTTTATCAGGATCGAATCCGCTTCAGTAACAGAACCAATTTAATGAAAGATATGAACAGAAAATGAGTAATAAAAAAGAAGAAATAGATCATCCATCACATTACAACGCTGGCCAATACGAAGCTATCGATGTAATTGAGGATCAAGGTTTTGGAGAAGGATTCTGTTATGGCAACGCTATCAAATACTTACTTAGAGCTAAACACAAAGGTAACGAACTAAAAGATCTCAAAAAAACTCAATGGTATCTGGATCGATTGATACAAAACTTGGAAAAGTAATGAAAAATCAAGATATAAGAATTGACTCGTATTCGAACAATCGAACTTTTAGTATCAAAACGACTCATATGCCAACTCATACTATAGTAACTGCAAAAGGTACTTACGGCAAAGATTCAGAATATAAAACTCGCGAAAGACTACTTGGTGAATTAAAGAAAAAGGTACAAAAACATGAGTAAAATTAAAGAATTAGTCAAAGGTAACACAGTCCAATTTCAACGCGTCGAGTTTGACGAACAGTGTGATGCTTATTGGGAGTTAGAGGAAGCAGGAGACGATTTTGTCTTCACTGAGTGGTTTGATTCAGCCCTACATGGAGAAACGCATTACGTGCCCGTAGAAACGTTCAAGGGGCGGCTTGTGTACTCTGTTGGTGGCTTCGAATTCCCGATTCCATTTCGCGAACTCAAAGGTGGACGTTTCAAAGCAGAAGACAAAGCAATTTACTTTATGCGATGGATCAGAAAGGCTCTGTCACAATGACTCGTAAACGGCATTGTGGAATAGCAATATCCACAAAACACAGAGCCGACCCATACATATCTTTCTTCGGCACGTCACATCATGGCAAAAATCTTGTTATCGATCTCACGCGAAACTCCTGCAACGTTCGCAGAAATATTATATATGGTTTTGACGACCAACGAAAACAATTCGAACATTTTTTTACAAAATATTTTAAGGTATTTGAATGAAGATTTTTCATATAGTTGCTGTTTCTAAAAACAATGTTATTGGAAACAAAGGTTCGATCCCGTGGAAAAACAGTCATGATATGAAAAGGTTTAAAGAACTAACCTTAAACCATGCGGTTTTGATGGGTCGAAAAACATGGGAATCATTACCTAAGAAATATAGACCATTGCTAAACAGATATAATGCAATTTTATCAAGAACGAAAAAGGAGTCTGGTTCCCCTGATTATGACTTTTATACCGATATCGATGCATCTATTCAAGCTTGCAAAGGTAAGGGGTACAGTGAATTATATGTGATTGGTGGTGAAGAAATTTATAGGCAAACAAAAGAGATTGTTGATGAAATCAGAATGACAGTTATCGAGGAATTACATGAAGGAGACGCCTTTTATCCGCAAATTAAAGAAATGGGCCTACCACCGGGCAACACGTTTCGATGCTCGTATATCGAGGATTATGATGGGTACCATTTTAAAGATTATACAAAGGATGTTCCCTTCTAAAAGTGTATCGTTTCCAAGAGTGAAGAGAATTCTTCCCTCACTGGTAGCGAATGATTTAATAACAATTCAACCAATGACCAGTGGTTTCTGGTTTCTATATGATTAGATGGTCAGAAATTGCCGACCAACTTATTCACTGGTCGAACGAAAACACGAAATATTTTTCACAAAGAGCATGTGTTTTTAAACATCACAAATACAACCTAGTTAATATGTTCGTATTTCGTGATTCGGATGGAGTAAAAAATCCTGATATGATCTTCACTGACGTAGAAAACGAAAACATCGTTAGAAAAAATCTATTTAAGCTTTAAATAAATATCAATAAAGTTTTTAGTATCTTCGAATGTTGTACCGAATGTTATTTCGTCAAAAGTAGTAAAATGACTATGTACAACACCGATGAGCCTTCCTTTTTTATCGAATACAGCGCTACCTGAATTCCCCGGAGCAATTCTGAGTGAATATACAGCCATTACATCTTGTGATGAATGCCAATTTTCGTCATATCCATTAAAAATTCCCCTCAATATTGGTACCATATTAAATTTATAAGAGTAGTACCCTTTAGGTGCGCCAACAACGTACACTTCATCACCGCGAATCGGCGCGTTTGGAGCCAATTTGACCGCTGGTCTATGAAAATCTTTCGCAAATACCACACACATATCATCATATGTATTTCTTTTTAAAATCTTCACTTGTGAGGTTTCGCCATCTAATGCACGTACAACATTTTTAAGTGACCCAACGTGACCTTCTAAAGCTAGTTTAATGATTGTTTTCGGAGAAATGGAACACACATGTTCGTTAGTCAATATATAAGATCCACTACTTGTTTCACGAATCACTGCTGCTGAACCAGTGCCTATAACCGTTTCTTTTTTTGTTATCGAATCTACAAAGGTTTGTTCGAATCTTACAAAACTTCTTGTATCAATCTTTTTCGCTGCTGTTGTATGTTTGTATGGGCCTGCCTCCGGTAAGACTGCAATACTATCAGCTTTGATGGTCGTTTTGAGTACACTATTACGATCACTTATGAGGTGTGTGGCACCCCACATAAACATGAAAAGGGTAAAAGTTATTACCGTTATGGACAAAGTTGGGTTATCTTTAAAGTAGAACATCTATTATTCCTCCGCTAAGATTAATTAGCATTCTTGGACGAGTAAACGGTAAAAAAAGAATTATGTGCTCAAATGTGAACGTGTGTAGATAATTAGTATGAATTAATAACCCTTGGAGGTTCTTGTAAATGAGCAAGATTTTGTTTGACACCAACGTTTTAATTGACAATCCTGAATTACTGGAGACTTACGATTTTGATAAAGATGAAGTATTAATACCAATGGCAGTGCTGGAAGAGATCGATCGCCTTAAAAGTAAGAAGGGAATTGCTGGCTACAATGCCCGAAGATTGATTGAAAATTTGTTGGGTTATGAAGAAAACATTGAATATCTCAAGTCAGACAAAAGAGATAGTGTAGACAACATTGTTGTAGATCTTGCTTCGGCTCACGAAGCCGCGTTAATTACACAAGATAAACTGCTTAAAATTAAAGCTAATTCAGCGAAGGTTCTCACATTAGAACCTAATCCATTTCAAGATTCAACACGTGTATACACTGGCCATGAGGAAATATACGCTCATAGTGAAATAATCGATTCGTTGTATAGGGATGGTTATGTGCTGCCGGACGAAATTCCAGAGGATGTAGAATATATCGAAAATAAGTATATTGTATTTAAAAATATTGATGGGACAAAACAATCGGCCATCGGCAGATGTAAAAATCAACGTATCGTTAAAATATTTGCTGATTATGTTGGAAAAAAGAGTGTGTGGGGGTTGAATCCACGTAACATTGAGCAAACCTTGGCTATGGATGCATTGTTGGATCCTGATATCAAAGTGGTATCTTTGGTAGGCATTGCAGGCAGCGGTAAAACACTCCTAGCACTTGCCGCCGGTTTAACTCAAATTTTTGGCAGAGGAAATAGAGAAAAGATATATAGAAAGATGATTGTTGCTCGACCAATTCAAACACTAGGTCAAGATGTAGGTTACCTCCCCGGCGAGTTATCAGAAAAACTAGATCCGTGGTTAGGTCCAATTTATGACAACTTGGAATTTCTCGCCGGAAATAACCCCCAACGTGTAGACGGGTGGTTTGAAAAGCAAAAGATTGAAGTTGAGGCAATTGCCTATATTCGCGGTCGATCGATCAATAACAGTTTTATTTTGATTGACGAGGCACAAAATTTGTCTCCTCATGAAATGAAAACGATCTTAACAAGAGTTGGAAATAACACTAAGATAATCTTAACCGGTGATGTTGAACAGATTGACAATAGAAGCTTATGCGAGTATTCTAATGGTTTAACACACATGGTTCAACGAATGAAAAACTTTAGTGTATTTTCGCACATAACATTAACAAAAGGAGAGCGGTCCGAAGTGGCTTCATTGGCAGCTAAACATTTATGAGCATCAAGTTTGTCAAATATATACAAGAAAACTATTATAAATCAGGTCAGACTAAAATGTTCGGGACTATCCCAATTGTAGTGAAAGACGATTTCGTTGAAGACATTAATATTGAAAATATTAAGGAAAAAGTAGAGTCTCTTTTACCTGCACATTTAGTTAACGGGATAGATATAATCTACATCGGCGAATTTCAAGAGTTGCATGATAAGGAAGTGAATGCATTGTACCTTGATGGAGCTATATATATTACTAATGTTCAAACTTCTGAGCAAGATTTGATCGATGATTTAGTTCATGAAACAGCTCATTTTGTGGAAGAAAAATATACAGCCGATATTTATGGAGATTCAGATATGGAGTGGGAGTTTTTGCGCAAGCGAAAGAAATTAAATTCCATTCTAAGACAGGAAGGTTACCACACACCGGATAACTTTCACAAAGAACTGGAGTATAATCTAAATATTGATAATTTTTTGTATAGAGAAGTGGGATATCCGAAACTTAGAGAATTGACAAATGGGATATTTTTGTCAGCATACTCCATTACAAATGTGAGAGAATATTTTGCCATTGGGTTTGAATATTATTTTCTAAGAGATAAAAATGACGTAGCATCTTGTTGTCCGGGCATATTTAGGATACTACAAAAATTAACCGAGGGATAAAAGATGAATTACAAAATTAAAAAATCAAAACGCGGGGATACTTTAACAGTTGTCGTAACTCTACCGAAGCTAGAAAGTTATGATAAAAGTTACAAGATAGATGCCATGCGTATACTACGTGAATTGGATGAGGTCACTAAAATAGTAAGAATTTTGTCTAATAAAACAGTCGAAGCTTCTGTAGAAGAAGATGTTGTTGTAGAATATGAATATCTTTTGCAAAAAGAAAAGAAAAAGACTACGACTAAAAAGACTACGACTAAAACCAAGAAAGAAGAAACGACGAGTGATGAATGAGTGAAAAATTCAACAAAATACTAAAGTATTGGAATAAATCACAAAAGCGCCCATTCGCAGATAAAACGGTCAAAAAGATATCGTTTTCACAATTCAGCAATTGGACAACCTGTCCACATTTGCATTATTTAATTTCTATAGCTAAGAAGCTGGGGTACCGGGATACTGATTATACAGCTTTTGGATACCCCATGCATGAAGCTCTCCAGTTGATGATGTTATCGAAACAATTGGACGAAGAAATGTCGCCCGAAGAAATTTATAACTTCTTTATCAAACGATATGAAGCCAATATTCAAAAGATTGTTGCAAATGACAATATAAACAAAACAGAATTATCACATGACAAAGTGATAGAATTTGCTACAGCAGCGAAGGCATACCTACCAAAAATCTACGGTTTTATGACTGACACATTTGGTAATTATCAAGTTATCGAGACCGAGCGGTCCATAAAACAATTTCTTGATCATTCGACAGAAAATTATCAATATCAGTTTCGTGGTGAAATCGATTTAGTTCTTGAGAATAATAAAACTCACATTATTGATTGGAAAACTTCCAATCGTGGTTGGAGTGATTGGAAAAAAGAACAAGAAGTGATCGGTGATCAAATTAGGTTTTATGCACACTTTTATTCAAAAGCTACTAATATACCTCTGGAAGACATTGAAGCTCATTATATCATTCTTAATACACAAACAGAAGAAATAGAAAAGTTTACGCCAGAGTTAACTCAGGAAAAGGTAGATGGTATGTTTCAACGTCTTCATTCTATGTTGTTCAATGCCTTTGAGCGTGAATATTATCCAAAGGGTTCATGTGGTTTATATTGCGAGTGTAAAAAATACTATGATAGCTTAACAGAATAACGTAGAAGTGGTATAAATGTCTTATGTGTTAACTTCTTACATAAGACAGGATTATGACTCGACGAGCTTTAAAGAAAAAAAAGAAACAACTACCTAAAAAAAAGATCAAGGTTTTTGCAATCGGTGATCATCCTTTCATGCCTTCTGGCGTAGGACACCAATGCAAAATTATCTACAATGCACTACTGGAATCTGGTGATTTTGAAATCCTCGCTCTTGGCGGTGCAACAAAACATGAAAATTATGCTATGCAGCAATCGCCGGAATACGGTGAAGAATTTCGGATTCTTCCTATTAACGGTTATGGTGAGCCTAATTTAATTCGTTCTATTCTGCATCAAGAAAAACCTGATATACTCTGGTTTATGACTGACCCTCGTTTTTATACGTGGTTGTGGGAAATGGAAGACGAAATCCGAGCGCATATTCCAATGGTTTATTATCACGTGTGGGACAATTACCCATACCCATACTATAACAAAAATTATTATGACTCAACTGACGCAATTATGTGCATTTCAAAATTAACGCATGATATTGTTAAGGAAGTTGGTACAGATAAGATTTATTCTGAATATGTTCCGCATTCTGTTGATTCCAACATCTTTCGTCCGCTCAATGACGCTGAAATGGATGACGTAATGCATAACGGGATTCAACTTCCTGAAGAATTGATGAACAAACCATTTAAAGTTTTTTGGAATAACAGAAACGCGCGAAGAAAGCAATCTGGCTCGCTTGTATACTGGTTCGGTAAATTTGTAGAAAAAGTAGGAAAAGAAAATGCATTATTGATCATGCATACAGACCCACGTGACCCTCACGGTCAGGATTTGGTGAAAGTAATCAAACGATGGGGCTTGGAGAAAAATGTTGTTCTTTCTACACAGAAATATGAGCCACAACATTTGAATGTATTATACAACTTGGCCGATTGTGTTATTTCTGTTTCAGACGCCGAAGGTTGGGGATTATCGATTACTGAGTCCCTTTCATCGGCCACACCAGTCATTGTGACGCTCACAGGCGGCATGCAAGACCAAGTTCGCGACGATGAGGGTGAGTGGTACGGCATCGGCATAGAACCTTCCTCGAAGGCCGTAATTGGCTCTCAGGAGGTGCCATATATTTACGAAGACCGTCTTAACGGAGACGATGTTGTTGACGCACTCATGGAAATGTATAATATGAGTGATGAAGAACGTAAAACATTAGGTCAGAAAGGTCGCGACCGTGCCCTGCGAGATTACAACTTTGAAGGTTTTTGTCAGCAATGGGTTGACATACTGACAAAAGTTCACGAAGACCACTCATCATGGCCAAACAAAAAATATGACACTGCTTGGGAAATAAAGGAAATTGAATGAAACATAGAATACTATTGAAGGGACCGTTCTTGTCGCTTAGTGGATACGGATATCAAGCAAGATTTGCTTTAGAAGCTATTCGCTCACGCGCAGATTTGTTCGACATTTATATTCAAAATGTTGGTTGGGGCCAAACAAGTTGGCTAACTGATGACAAACAACGCCAATGGATTGAAGAAAAGATTCGCAAAACGATCGCGTATTCACAGAGCGGCGGTAAATTTGATGTTAACTTACAGATCACAATTCCTAATGAGATTGAGCAGAATGCCCCAGTAAATATTCTTTACACAGCAGGTATTGAAACAACACAAGTTGCACCAGCTTGGTTGCAGGCTATTCAAAATATTGATAAGATGATTGTTGTATCTAGTCATTCAAAACAGATTTTTGAAAACACTACTTATGAAATTAAAAATCAACATGAACAAACAGTAGGAAATTTAAAATGCGAGACACCGATTGATGTTGTAAACTATTGTGTAGGTGACACGAAGGTTGCAAACCCAAAGCTTAGCTTAGATTATGAATTTAATTTTCTTACTATGGCTCAATGGGGTCCGCGGAAAGACGTGGAAACATTAATCAACTCATTCTTACGAGAATTTTGGAATGAAGAGGTCGGCCTTGTTATTAAAACGTTTATTAAAAACACATCTTTATCAGACCGACGCCGTACACAGCAGCGATTGGAAAATATGATCGCGAATATTGATTTACCGAAAGACGAGAAAAAGTGTAAGGTGCATTTAGTTCACGGAGCTATGTCAAGAGAGGAATTAGATGGATTATATCAAAACCCAAATATTGGAGCCTTTATTACAACTACTCATGGTGAAGGTTTTGGACTTTCTATGTTCGAAAGCGCTTATAATGCTGTTCCGGTTGTAGCCCCGGGTTGGAGCGGCCATATGGACTTTTTATGCATCGGTTCAAACAAGAAATTCACGGATGTGGAATTCCACCTTCAGCCAATTCAGAAAGAAGCTGTTTGGGAAGGGGTGTTACAAGAGGGAGCAATGTGGTCGTATGTAAATCCTAGCGATTTCCGTAAGAAGATTCGCTATGTCTACAATAATCAAGAAGAATGTAACACTCAGGCAAAAGTATTGCAAGAGCACTTATTAGAAAACTTTACACCTGAAAAGAAATATGGCGAGTTTGTTGATTCTGTTTTATCAGTTTTGGACGATTTAAATTTGTCTAACGAAGATATTGATAGCTGGCTAGATGACATGGGTGTAGATTTAATAGAAGCTGATTAATTAAAACCAACAAAGGAAAAAAAATGACTGAACAACGACCACTACCTGAAAATGTCGGTGCCCTGATGCACCCTGTAAATCGCAATTATATCATGTTTTCTACGTTCGATGGTTCAAACGTAGAGAAAGCTGAGTACATTATGGATTTACCTGAGTATCAAGAATGTATCAAGAAACTTGTAACAGTGATGGAATACGAAAATTTTCAAGCTATTGCTGAGGCTGCTTCGGATGATTTTGTTGACCGGAAGCCAATTCACTTGCCACAGACGATTCGCCGTATGGATGACATTCCAGAAGATTTCGCAGATATTATCACGGAGAATTGTGAAACTTATGGCGAAGACACTTATGCAATCCTACGATTTTTTGAATTTCAAACAGACGACGATGGTGAAGCTGCATACTTCCCTGTCCATGTTAATTTGACCAAAGAAGGATTTCAAAATCAAAAGGCTGCGATGGCCCAGGTCCAAGAGGAAGAATAAATGAATTTTGTTTATGTATCTGACTTCTTTTTGGGCGAAACGAATGGTGGCGCTGAACAAAATGACGATGAACTTTTGGCTATTTTAGAGTCACGGGGCCACACTGTTGAAAAGCAAAAGAGCGACAGCGTAACACAAAAATGGTTAGAAGAAAATAAAGATAAAAAGTTTTTGATTTCGAATTTTATTTTCATGTTTAACAGAATGAAAGATAAGATTATCGAGCTGGGCTTGGATTATACGATTATCGAGCACGACCACAAATATCTTGTTACAAGAGATCCATCTTATTATCGAGAAACTGATTATGTTGCTCCCGAAGGTGATCTGAGAAATGTGAATTTTTACAATAATGCCAATGCTATTCTTTGTCAGTCTGCTTTACATGCAGAGATTATCTTTTCTAACTTAAAATTGGACACCATTTTTAATGTCGGTGGTAATTTGTGGAAAAAAGAAACATTAGATTTGCTAGAGACATTGATTGATTCTGCCAAAAAGGAAAATACAGCTTCAATTATGCGTTCAGATACAATACACAAAAACACAAAGGGTGCCATAGAATTTTGTCAGAAAAAAGATATCGATTTTGTTCTGTTGGAACCTCAATCACATGAATCTTTTCTAAAAGAGATGTCTGAGAATGACACATTTGTCTTTTTTCCTCTCACGGTGGAAACATTATCACGCATTGTTGTAGAAGCAAGGATGATGGGTTGCAAAGTGAAGACAAATACTAACATAGGAGCGGCAACAGAACCGTGGTTTCAACTGAACGGAAAGGAGTTGATCGATGCTATGAGGGAAAAGCGGAATTTTATCCCCGAAATGATCGAAAATATCTTTAGCGAGTAATATGATGAAAATAGTTTTAGTAGGTCCGAAGACAAATTCTTCTAATCACTATGATGGCATCGTTTGGAACTATTATCTCCCACTTAAAAGCCTCGGACACGAGGTTTTTTTGTTGAACACTTTGGTAGGAGATAATAATACAAGATTACAAACAATTATAGATGAAAAAGAACCTGATTTAATCTTTACCATTTTAACTGGAGAAGGGATAACGGCAGAACCACTTAGAACCATCAAACATTGCACTGATAATACGGAAATAGTAACTTTTAACCTGTTTTGTGACGATAGTTGGAGATTTGAACAATATTCATCAAAAAAATGTCATAATTTCAACTTTGTCGGAACTACAGAACCCAATTGTCTCGAAAAGTACAAAAATATAGGTTATAACAACGTTATTTTAACTCAATGGCATGCAAACGATGATTTATATAGCATTGAACCGAATAAAAACAAGATTATTGATGTGGCACATATCGGAGCACTCTATCCCGACCGCGAGAAACAGGTTAAGTATCTAAAAGCTAATGACATCGACGTTCAAGTGTTTTCGGGCGTCTCATTCGACCATATGATTGATATTATGTCCCAGTCTTTGATTGTTTTAAGTTTCTCAAGAAATCCTAATGATAAGGAAGGCAAAACACAGATGAAACAGCGTCCTTTTGAGATCGCTGCAACGGGTGCGCTCGCCCTTATCGAATATCACAATGGTATGGAAAATTACTTTGAATCCAACAGAGAAGCAGTGTACTTTGAAAATGAGGCCAGTCTGCTCCTCAAATTAAAAAAACTCCTTGACAGGCCCGCCGTAGCGCTTAACTTATCTAAGCGAGGTCATGAGAAGTACAGAGCGAAACACACTTCTCGCCTAGTTCTAGAAAGTCTTTTGTCACGGATTATGAATGGCGACAATCAATAAACGTCATTGTGTGTTTGAGTATGATAACTTAAACACACTTCTTTATTTAAAGAAGCAAACAGCGGTGACGGGATTCGATAGAATTGTTACCTTTCGTCATCCCAAAGAAATTAAAGTGAAATACAGCTTCTTTTCAGACGGTGTAATGGTATACACTTCGCGTGAAAAGAACGATAAAGAAAAACAAAAGGACTTTAAATGGTAATCAAAGAAGAAACATTTTTTACAATTAAATATCGTGATTTCTTAGACTTCGTGAAGGAAACATTTGATATTTCCGAGGAAGAACTGATTCAATGTAATGGTAACTTTTATGGAAACGCCGCCAAGAACATTATCGTAGAGGTCGCGCTTGATCACGATCACGCGCCTGTAACTAAAATGTATCAACAACTTAATAAATGGGATTCTTTAAAGAACCGTCTGCCCACAAAAGCTTCAGTACAAGAAGTTATGCAGTTTTGTTGCGATACTGGTGATATCAAACCGGGCAAGTATCTTCTCCGTCGAGGGCTAGGATAGCCCCCGTCGACGCAGACTTCAGCCTGCTCGCCGCAACTAGGCCTGTATACAGGAAATACATTTAGTACGAGCGTGTTATCCTAATTTCTATTGCAAATGTATCACGTTTTTCTTGCGAACGCGAACAATAGATGGCGAACATTTTAGTTACAGTAGTTTTATTGCAATCGGCAGAGAGGAAATAGAATTGGTTCATCGATCAGAACCCTCGTTAACTTTGGGTAATTATGTCAGATAAGAAAACAATTTTAGTAAGAGATTACCCAAATTTTGCGGGGTCTTGGATTTATAACGCCTACGCCCGCGCGTGGGAATCTCTGGGATATGACGTAGAAAGGTGGACATCACTTGATGAACATTATGTTGATGGTAAACAACTCATGATTACTACGTCTGACATTATGTTGCATCGCCGCTCAGAGGGTTTTTTAGATTTTCTACACAGATTTGAAAAAGTGTATATGTGGGTTACTCCTACAAAATTTCCACAACCGTGGGCACGTCACCCAAATTTCATCGATTCTGTTGGTCGAAATATTGAATTTGTTAGACAACTTAACGGAATTGAGAATGTTGTAAAGTGGACATTCTGTAATGTAAATAAACGACCAGAGTTTTGGAAAGCATGGGATAAAGTTCATTATGTTCCACTAGCTTACGACCACTTGGGTTACGAAGTAATCGAAGATGAAAAATGGACTTTCGACGCGGCCTATGTTGGGTCATGGGCAGACAACGGATTCAATACGAAAAAGAAAATAATGAAAGTCCATTTTTCCGCATTCAAAAATTCAGATCTCAAATGCGGCTTTTTTATTAACAAGAATTTGACCCATGAACAAGAATGTAAACTGTTATCTAATAGCAAAGTTTGTATTAATATTCATGACGATTACCAGCGTGAACTACACCTCGATACCAATGAAAGAACCTTTAAAACTTTGGGCTTGAACGGTCTCTTGGTTTCTGATACAGTAGGAGAAGTGATTCCCGATTACCCCGGCGTCTGGCAAACAGACTCGCCCGAAGAAATGGTTGCAATGGTAAAACATGTTATTGGCAATCTTGAAGCGATCGATCGTGAGACGACAAAGAAACGCATTCTAGAAAATGACACGTACGTCAATCGATGTAAACAATTAGAAAAACTATAGAAGAGGCGCATTATGTGGGCAAACAATTTGTTTGAAGCTATCATGGTTCTAGGTTCTCTATCAACAGAAGAAAGAGAATATTTACAAGAGAAATTCGATTCATCATATTATTATCTTGAAGAAGACGAGCGATACAGCAGTGAATATGATGAAGTTGATATCAATATGATTGAAAAGACTTTAATGGATAAAGGCGTAATTAAACGTCCTAAAATTGAAAGAGCTTATCGCAGTGTTTGTTTTGAGAAAAGAGTTGATCTTGAAGATCTCTATTATTTTTTAACTTTGATTGAATCTCGCAATGTGGAAAAAATTAGTGGATTTATCAAATGAAAGATTCAAAATTTGACAAATACAAAGAGCTTTTTCAAAAATATTATGATTTATTAGATGAAGGAATGCTTCCTCAATCTTCTGAATTGTCAATTATAAGCAAAAAGCTTGACAAGTTGTGGGATTCATTTGGATACCGAGACTCGGAGATTATGAGGAATTGGTGTCAGTTCGCGTTGACGGAAAGATATGAAGAATCCTAAAATTAGTGTTATTATACCCGTTTATAACGCCAAAAGCTATATACTGGAAGCAATCGAATCCGTTCGCAAACAGGATTACGAGGGCGAAATACAGCTCATGGTTATTGACAATGAATCAACGGATGGAACTTATGAGTTGCTGGTTGATAAAATTGGTGGTCAGTACGACATTATCTTTTTAACTGCCGAAAATAAATATAAATATTCATGGGATGAGCCAACGCGCTTGGGGCTTCAATATATGGAAGGTTCTGAATACTTCATGTTTATGGCCGCTGATGACTTGTTGCAACCAAATTTCATTTCAAATTGTATGAAGATCATCATGAAAGCCCCAGAAAAGATTAAGGCTCTACAAAGTCCTGTTCAATTCTTTGGCGGTTGGAATCATCAACAAAAATATGAATACAAAAATTTAGATGAATTTAAGAAACAGATGTTGCAACGAAGCGTTGTAAACACACCAACAATTATCTGGCACCGATCGTTCTATGACGATGGTTTGATGGAACTTACGGAACCAGAAGAATACTATGGCGCAGATGATTATGCATTATACTGTGCACTCGCCACTCGCGGTCATTTCATTTGGCCCGCACCAAAGTATCTAGGTTACAAATATCGCATTCATGATAATAACGCCTCTTGGGGTATGCACAAAGAATTGGACGGCCCAAATGTCATTGATAAAAAAATTCAAGAACGTTATCGCAAGATTTGGAAAGAAGAAACAACCTGAATCCGCAGCCAGACATTGCGAATATCTCAATCATTATTTTCAACCTGTCCCTACTTGTGTCCAAACGCGCCAAAGGGTGCATCACCGACCAGCAGGACGATCGTACCCTCCGACGCGCGACCTTGCTCATTCTAAAAAATTAATAATGTTCAGAGTAACAAGGGCCAATGGCTTTGTGGCTAATAAAGATGGTTATATTGGCGATTGTAAATTTCTCAAAAAAATTGAAGAAGTTGATTTAGCTTCTGCTTCCGGACTAAAACGACATAAAACAAACAGGAGAAAAAATGAATCTAGCTGATAAAATTGTATCTGTTCTTGTAAAAGATGGAGTTGATCGTTTTTTCATGGTTACCGGTGGCGGTGCCATGTTCTTGAATGATGCCGTTGCGAAGAGTTCTGATGCAAAAGCGACCTTTATGCACCACGAACAGTCATGCGCCATGGCAGCGGTCGCATATGCTCGACAAACAGGGAATCCTTGTTGTTGCATTGTAACGACTGGTTGTGGTGTGACAAACGCAATGACCGGTTTGCTTGACGCATGGCAGGATAGTGTTCCTGTCATTTTCATTTCTGGCGCAGTGGGTGCACAGTATACGACACAGCCTCATATTGCAACAGTTCACGGAGATGCAAAGAAAGTTCGCCATCTGGGTGTACAAGAAGCAAATTGTCAAGATATTGTTACTCCATACACAAAACATTACCAGTTTTTGACTAGACTTAGCGGTCTCGGCGACGGGCTCAGGGAATTATACAGTGGTCGACCCGGCCCTATATGGATTGAAATTCCTCTTGATAGTCAATCTACGCCGGCATCTGAACATGCTTACTACAATACGCCTAATCTAAGACCAAATAGGAGTTATCTTTCTCCTTGGTCTGCAAAAATGCTTCATAAAAGATTGAAATTAGCTCGGAGACCACTCATTCTCGCCGGTGCGGGAATTAGACAAGGCAGAGCAGTTAAATCATTCAATGATTTTATCAAAAAGCATCATATTCCGTTTGTAACAACATACGGCGCAGTTGATATTGCGCAATCAAGAGATGTGCAGCAAAAGAATATTGGCGTTGTCGGAATCAAAGGTTCTCGCGCAGGTAACTTTGCAATGCAAAACTGTGATTTGCTGCTAGTCCTTGGTTCCTCACTATCTACGCCGGTGGTTGGTTACGATTTAAATAAATGGGTACCCGAAGCTAACGTGGTAATCATAGACATCGATAAAGAGGAGCACAAAAAGTATGGTGATTTTGATCAACTTTTTATCGAGATAAGTATCAATTCTTTCTTTAGAGAATTTGATAAAAAAGGAATGTCATTTCGCGATGAATTGAACAAGTGGAGCGCCAAAACGCTGGCTTGGAAATTCAATTGGAAAGTATCTGATGAACCTCGACGCTCCGAAGGTGGTCATGATTTCTACAAATTCATGGGTGCGCTCAATAACACTCTAGCAAACGAAGACGAAAAATATACGGTAATTGGTGATGCAGGGTCGGCTTATTACGTTCCATCACAAATGTTTGAAGCGCCAACGCACAGACTTATTACACCATTGGCACAGGCCGAAATGGGCGCAACAATCCCATATATGGTCGGCGCAGCGCAAGCTGGTGTAAACGTATTGGGCATTACTGGTGATGGTTCTTTTATGACAAATCTTCAGGAACTTCAAGTCATTGAACAGTTGCAGTTACCTGTGGTATTATTTGTTTGGAACAACGATGGGTACTTGTCAATCCGAAATACACAAGAGAATTACTTCGACAATAGATTGTTTGGAACAAATGCCGAATCAGGCCTTAAAATCTCGAATATTGAGAAGATTACGAAAGCATTTAATCTTTCATACTTATGCGTTTCCGCAGAGGATGATCTGAAAGAATCAATGGCTAATGTTTTTCAAGATTTGAAACAGGTGCGCCCACTAGTTGTTGAAGTAATGTGTGCACCTGTGCAGGATGTGTTCCCTACAATTGGAGCGAAAGAAGTCAATGGAGACTTTATTTCTAGACGCTTGGAGGATATGAAACCTTTCATCGATCGTGAAACATTCGCAAAACACATGATTATTGACATGGATCCATCAAGTGAAGAATAAAAGACACTGTTTTGTACATTTGTCGGACATTTCTGAAAGGCGAGCGAAGTTGAATAATGATTATGAAGTTAGAACAATCGAGTTTTATGAGAATTTTAGAGAAAGAAGGTTAAAATTCATAAAATGTAATTATTCGGTTTCTTGTCCTAGTCAATTTAAAGTAAAAATGTACATCCCTAAATATCAATCAGAAAATAGCATATTCGAATGGTGAGGCAAAATGGCTAAGAAAAAAACAATATTAAATCTTCAAAAGATGAAATTTGAAGGACCACAAGTTACTTGGATTACAGCGTATGATTATCCGACAGCTGTCGCCGCCGAACGAGCAGAGGTTGATCTAATTTTGGTAGGCGATAGTGGTGGAATGTGTTTGTTAGGTTACGAAAACACACATCCTGTTACAATGGATGAAATGATCACAATGACCAAAGCTGTCCGCCGCGGCGCCCCTAATACATTTATTATCGGGGACATGCCACAAGGTTCATATGAGGTATGCGCAGAAGACGCTGTACGCAACGCTATGCGCTTCGTTAAAGAATGCGGAGTAGATGCTGTGAAACTTGAAGGATGCCATGAGAAGGTTGTACGCGCGCTCACAAAGGCTGGTATCAACGTTGTCGGCCACTTGGGGTTAACTCCACAGTCAAGTGAAACATTTGGTGGTTACAGAGTGCAAGGAAAGACCGTTGTATCGTTTTGCAGTATTATGGAAGATGCGTATGATTTAGAAAGAGCAGGTATTTGTTTTCTCTTACTAGAAGGTATGCCCACATACTCCGCTGGCAAAGTAAAAGATTTATTGAATATCCCAGTTTACGGAGTTGGAGCAGGAGCGAAACAAGATGGTCAGCTTTTGATTATTTCAGATATTTTAGGAAATTATCCAAACTTTAAACCAAGATTCGCTCACAACTTTGTTAATGATGTGTTAACGTCAGACTTTGTGGAAAGTGGTGAAACAGGTTTTTTGACAATTGCAGAAGAAGCAATTAAGTTGTTTATGTCAGAAGTGAAAAGTGGAGCTTTTCCATATCCTGACAACATTTATCCTCTGGGCAAGGATCAAGTCGAATTTGAAAAAGAAATTGTTCGTCAATGGAAATTATTACATTTCAGGGGAAAAAGCAGAATGGCTAGAGTTTTTCCTGATTTAGTTGCAGGAGGCAAAATTGATTAAGAAAACTATCGAGATTCAATGTAATTCAATTCAATTGCGAGAAGTATTTTTATCATGGTTTGAGGATGAAGGTCATCAACATTTTGAAGATTGGGTGATTAACTATGTGTATGATATTGAAGTTTTAGAATTTGATTTCAAAGATGTTGACCAGTTTATTATCTCAATTGACGAGTAATAATAGTGAATCGTTACAAGGAAGATACGCAATCTGCTATGGTAGTTGTGAGCAAACGTCACACGCGCTCAAAGCGTCGTTGTTTTTTCATGTTTAACAGAGAAAACAAACCTGATGGTGTCAAAAGCATTTTTAAGTTTGTAGAGTTTGTGAGCCAGGATCATATTAAAAGAAACGAAATGTACGATTGTTGGGATGCACAACTTTGCAGCTATCCAATGATGTATTTTGAGTATGATCCAAAGACTGGACCCTGTTCAATACACTATTTTAAAGGGCCCCCCGAGAATAAATACGAATCCCCGAACAGTACGCTGTGGCTTAGTGACAATATTTAGTTTTATATTCCGAGTTTAATATGAACGTCTTAATAACAGGAGCCAGTGGTTTTATCGGCAAGAATATCAAGAAATATCTTGAATCTCTTGATACAGTTAGTCGTATATTTACACCCTCTTCGAAAGAATTAGATTTAACGAACCTTCATTCGGTGCGTAAATATTTTCATCTTCGTAGTGGCCAAATCAATGCCATTGTTCATTGTGCAGCAGTTGGCGGCCGCCGTTTAAATGTGGACGATTCAAGCTGTTTGTACAACAACATTGTTATGCACAGTAATTTGATTCACTGGTTTGATTCTGAGCCTAACACGCGTGTCTTTATTAATATTGGTTCCGGCGCTGAATTCGACCGCTCGAAGGGAATCACGAACGGTCTTCCAAAATTCCTACCGAAAGACTTTTATGGTCTTTCGAAGAGAACTATTACTGACAAACTTTTGGAAGTTAAAGATAATAATAAAAGATATATCAACTTGCGAGCCTTCGGTGTTTTTGGCCCCGGCGAAGAAAAACAACGTTTTGTTCGATCAGCATTAACACGTTACAAAAACAAAAGATCAATTACTATCCACAAAGAAAAAAGAATGGATTTCTTTTATGTCGAGGATATCGCCCGAATAATTGAGACAATTTTGAAAGGATATGGTTCTAAGATTGAAACAATAGATTTATCGTATCCTGATAGAAAACTTTTTCTTGGGGATATAGCGGGAAGTATTAATGCGCTGGATGAACACAATGTGCCTATTAGATATGAATTCAAAAGTATGGATAGAGATTATTTTGGAAGCATATACGAATTAAGTAAAATGATAGCAGAAACCGACCTAAAACTCGTTGGTTTGAATGAAGGAATAAAAGAAACATATGAAATTATACAGCAGGAGCTTGAATGAAGAAGATATTTTTATTGTCACTAGTATTTTTGGTAAGTTGTAGTATTTTTGTTGGTTCACGACACAATATCGGAGCAGCGAAATTTCAATGCAATGCATTTTCTGCATGTCCTGACTTTAACGAAGTTGATCGATTTTTTGCAGAAGAAAAGATTATCTGGGAAACTGAATGTGGGATTCGAGATTTTGATGAAGCAATAAAAAATATACACGGCCGCTTAGAAATACACTTTAGTGAGGATTTAGCAGAAGAAGTTGGTGCGCTAGGGAGATATTGGCCTCGTGAACACATCATTGAAGTACAGTACCCACATCCTAAATGGCTCGGTATTTTGAGACATGAATTAGGATTAGCTATTGCACAGACACAATTAGGTTATGTTGGTGAGGCAAAGAAAATAGAATGGTATCAATGTCATCCAAAACTATGAATGGAGGAAATATGAGCAATTATGTTGAAGAAAGACCTTGGGGTAAATTTGAGATTCTTTATGATGGAGACGACTGTAAAGTTAAGAAAATCACAGTCAATCCCGGTGGAAGATTAAGTTTGCAAAGTCATACACAACGTCAAGAGATTTGGACTGTTGTTTCTGGCCAATTGGGCGTCGATTTAGGCGTTCCCGCCAATGATGAAAAAGGTAATTTTTCATTAGAAAATACAATGGGCATGTTAAAAAAAAGTTATCATACTTTTGATGGTCATTTGCGCATCCCACAAGGGTGGGTGCATCGTGCCTTTAACGTAGGCTCAGAGCCGGCCATATTCATTGAGGTGCAAACCGGCACATACTTCGGTGAAGACGATATTACTCGTTACGAAGATGATTACGGGAGAGTCGAATGAGAAGGAATGACGAATTGTATTTGGAATTTGATTCAATTTCTAAAGAAACTGAAAAGGCATATCGTGTTAGCAAAGATGGTCACGAAGTTTGGTTTCCAAAATCACAAGTTAAACGTAGCCGCCCACCTCACAGGTGTGAAAACCAGATGAATTGGCTCTGCGTTACACAGTGGATTGTGGACCAGAAAACTGCTCAAATTCCAAAAGAATGGAAGTTTTATACTGACTGGGAATTGGTTGGAGATTACCCGGATGATGACATGGATATGGCTTGGTGGGAAATGCAATGACAAATAAATGTGAAAATTGCGATTGTGCAACGGCAACTAGTGAGAAATTCAAAGAAGCAACAGAGAAAATAACAAAAAAATATGGAGCAGTTTTACAGAAACTTGCTGATTCGGAACTTGAAGATAAACGACAAGAAGTTTTAAAGTCTGTTTCTGAATTCATCATGATGAAAAAAGGAAGAGAATCATGGACGGCCGGCGAAGATTGGGTAAAATATTCCGGGCCCCACTTCAATGATGAGGAATATGTTGCAGCCGTTGATTCACTTTTAACTGAATGGCTGATCTTTGGAGAAAAAGCTAGAGAGTTTGAACATAAATTCTCACCATTAATGGGAACAAAGACTGGCGTTCTCACAAACAGTGGATCCTCAGCTAATTTGCTGATGGTTTCATCACTCACAAGTAAGAGAAAAACAAACAAGTGGTACCTTCCTAAAGGAAGTAAAATCATTACCCCAGTCGTTTGTTTTCCTACAACATTGAATCCAATTATTCAGAACGGCTTTGAACCAATATTCGTTGATGTGGAAATTCCTTCTCTTAACATCGATTTGGACAAAGTAGAAAAATTACTGAAGGACACAAAGGCACTCGGTTATGAAATGCCTAAAGCAATTATGTTTGCGCATGTTTTGGGGAATCCTCCTGACATGGACCGTCTTATGGCTCTGTGCGATGAATATGATCTTCTTTTTCTTGAAGATGCATGTGATGCTCTAGGTTCAACTTATGATGGGAAAAAGCTGGGTTCATTTGGACTCATGAGTACATGTTCATTTTTCCCTGCTCATCACATGACAATGGGAGAAGGTGGTTTCATTGCAACGAACGAGCACCGCCTAGACCGTATCCTAAGAGCATTTAGGGATTGGGGTAGGGCATGCTATTGCAATGAGCGTAAACCCGGTGACGTGACCGAGGAGACAGCCTGTGGGGGACGTTTCAACACATGGTTGCCCGGCGCCCCCGATGCCATCTATGATCACCGATATGTTTTTGATGAGATTGGTTATAATATCAAACCATTAGAACATCAAGCTGCAATGGGTTTGGCGCAGATCAAGAAACTACCTGAAATGGAACAAGCCCGCCGCCATAACTTTGATCGTATGAAAAAGATTTTTGAACCATATCAAAAGTACCTTCATCTTCCGGTTGCAACAGAAAAGGCAGATCCGTGTTGGTTTGGGTTTTTATTGACAGTGAAAGATGATGCTCCGTTCACGAAACAAGATCTCGTCGACCACTTAGAGGCAAATAAAATTCAAACTAGATCCTATTTCACCGGGAATGTTCTTGCTCATCCCGGCTACATGCATTTGCATAATTTTAATGCAACCGGTCTTGCTCAAATGTATCCTGTGGCCACAAAAGTAACAAAAGATACGTTCTTTATGGGGACGTTTATCGGTTTAACTGATGATAAGATGCGATATATTTGTACGAAAGTTGACGAATTCTTTGAACCAGTTTTACACGGATAAGAAATGGCTCATTCACCCAAGGATTTGAAAAGACTTGAGAAGGCTAACAAAAACAAAGAGAAAGTGAAAGTTTTAGATTTCGCTGAAAACTACATCGATTATATGCTTTCAATTGGTTGGAGAAACATGATTCTTTCCAAGAAAGTAGATTCGAGCTTGAAAATTGATGTGGCTGGCTTATTTGTAGAACATGAAGACTTGGCAAAACGAATCAAAAATGTATACGAAGTTGCTGGTTGGGATGTAGAATATGGAGAATATTACGCTTATATTAAACTAAAGGAGAAAACATGAAAGAAATAACGAGCACAGGAGAATTTGACGCCGATGTGAAACATTCAGATAAGCCATTATTAGTAGATTTTTATGCCGATTGGTGTGTACCTTGTCAGAGTGTTAGATACCTCTTAGATGATTTTAAAGATGAGATAACAGAAGGCTTTATTCTTGTCAAGGTAAATGTAGATACAGAAGCAAACGCTGAATTATTGAAACGTTTTTACGTTAATTCAATTCCAACATTGGTCCGCGTCGAAAACGGCGCGGAAACAAAAAGGTTTATCGGCCTTCCATCACACAAACAATTTAAGGAGCTAATCGGATGAAAAAGTTAATACTATTAATTGTCGCACTTTTCGCAATGTCGTGTCTTACACATAAAGATATCGCACAAGCAAAAGCTGACATGTACGAACAAATCGTTGAACATCACGAGCAACAACGCACTGAATTATACATCAAAGATCGAGTTAATGATTTCTTACTGTTGTTGCAATTTCAACGAGGATACCCATACGCCAATCTTACTGATGTAAGAATTGTGGAATCACAATCGATCGACCGGTCAATGACACGTTATTTATGCGATGTTGGGATGCAAACATCATTTGCCCCCTTTATGGTGAATAGAATGACAGTTGACGTACTTAATAATTTGTCAGGAATTAGGCAGCTTTCATTTGAGTTGAATCCGTTTGTGGCTCCCGAAGGTGGTGTCAAGGCAAAAGAATGAAAATTGCCGTAATTACAGGATGTTTGGGTTTTCTAGGTAAGCATTTAACACGTCGTGCTCTCAAAAAGGGTTGGCGCGTTTTTGGGATTGATAAAATCAATTATTGTTCCGATTTGGAAATGCTAAATCACTTCGAATCTCAAGAAAGATTTAAGTTTCTTCAGGCCGATATCGCTGATCTTGATAGATTACCCAGATGCGATTATGTTATCAACACGGCAGCCGAATCTCACGTGGCTCATTCTATTGCCGATAGTGAACCTTTTATTGTTGCTAACGTTGATGGAGTTCGCAATCTGCTGGAGTTAATACGAGAGAAACCTGATAATAGTCAGCCGCTTTTAATGCATATTAGCACTGATGAGGTTTATGGAGATATTGATGATGGTTTCTTCACAGAAGAATCATTGCCTAACCCTTCTAATCCTTATTCAGCGTCAAAAGCAGCTGGTGACATGCTTGTCATGGCGTGGGCTAGAACCTACGGTGTAAAATATAACATCATGCGTCCAACGAACTTTTATGGCGTTGGACAGTATCCTGAGAAATTGGTCCCATTGGTAATCGATAATTTGGATAGGGGTATAAAAATTCCTTTGCATAATAGCGGCGAACCGATTCGAACATGGCTTCATGTTGAAGATGCAATAAAAGCAATCTTTACGATCTTAGAAAAGGGTCAACGAAATGAAGTTTATAACTGTTCTGGAGGATATGAACAAAAAAATTGGGAAACAGTTGCTTACATTTTGCAATTATACTGTGACGATTTTGAGTTTGATTCCGCCGAACCATTACTATCAATGAGAAACTATATTGATCTATCTTATGATCGAGAAGGACAAGATATTCGATATGCATTAGACGATGAAAAACTCAGAAAACTTGGCTGGAAACCAGAAAGGATTTTTGAAGAAGAAATTGTAAAGATAGTCAAGTTTCATAAAGGTAAATTCATAGGAGAATTTTAATGTCAAAAGCGGCATGTTGTTTTTATTGGGATGACGAAAAATATGATCAAATAGGCAAAGATGCGATCGATTCTTTTCGAACGTGGCATTCTGATGTTGATATTTATCGTTTTGATAGCAAAATGGAGAGTATCTTTCGGAAGTTATACGATGAGGAATTTGCAGATTTGATGGTTTTTTCTCCCGGTGTATTCAAATATGCTTGCGCGCTGTTTTTGATGGAATATAAGAATTATGATAAAGTTATTTGTTTAGGTGCAGACACAATTACGTGTGCGCGATTAGGTGAATTTCTTGACAATGACGAAGACGGATTTATAACGACATTAGATTATTCTGCTCGTATGTGCCGGAGCACTCACCTTAACGATCATAAAACTTATTTTATGGTAAATGCTGATGTGATCTGCTTTAACGAACCAATCAGTATACGAAAAATTATTCTTAAAACACCATCCTTTAGCCATGGTGACGATGCTATGTTTGAGCAAGGGGCTTTAAACAATGTAATGCTAGGTAAAAGATTTAGAACTAGCATTGCAGACCATCCTGAGAATCGTGTTTATTATAATGTTAGGGGTAAAGGTATAAAACTTATCGATATGCATAAACCAACACAAGAATGGATGAAGAAATGGATTGTTGTTGGTGACAACCTCTTCGCTGGCGATGGTAACCAGATAAAAGTCTGGCATTACTGCGCCGGCTTCGGAAACAAAAGTAAGGAAGAGATTGACGATATCATTTCTTTTTATAGAAACAGTTTTAACGAAGAAACAATTAACTTCTTGAGTAAAATTAACGCTAAATATGTGAGTTCAATATGTTAAAAACAAAACTTTTATCTTATCCTCGTTCGGGCAACACATGGCTTCGATACTGTATCGAGTTTTTGACAAAAAGACCCACTATTGGTGTTTCTGGTTCAAACGCGTTCATCGCGCGCCCCATCGGCGCGCTTTATGATATGGGGGTCGATATGGGGGCAGAACCTATATGCCAAAAAAGTCATGATATCGCAAATTTGACTGGATCGGTTTTGTTTCTTGTTAGAAATTACAAAGAATGTGTTCCGCGTCATCAGCGAACTATAGGTTCGCGTGCCGATACAGATATTTTGTTAAGAGATTATTCCCAAATGATCAAGGAGTTTGATTCTTTTTCTGGCCCCAAGAAAATATTATATTATGAAGATTTAATCAAAGGGAAAAAGTCTTTTTTCAAAGATGTGTTAGATTTTTTCGAATGTGATGATGGCTATTTACAGGAATTCATTTTTGACATAGAAAAACACAGAAATATGTCAATACAATTTTATAATCGTAATGGACAACCGTCTATAACCAAAGGTCAGATGGAAATATTCCATAGTTTTCGACTTGATGATGAGATTTGGGACATAAAAATGAAGAACAACCTAGGTGAAGAATTATACTATAAATATCTGGATAGGTACGAATACAAAAGAGGCGATAATGGATAAATATAAAAACGTATTAGTTCTCGGCGGCACAGGTTTCGTCGGGAAAAATTTGCAAGATATAGAACCCGAATGGGATTATATAGGCACTTGTGGAGGTAAAATTGATTACAGAGTATACGATCATGTACATGCTTTAATCGAACATTACGAACCTGATGCTATCGTTAACCTCGCCGCTACTGTCGGAGGAATCAAATTCAATGACGAGAACAAAATCTCCCAGTATGAGGATAACATTCTTATCAATACAAATATCTTAATGGCCGCGAGAGGATTAAACGTTCCTCGTGTGTTGTCGGCGTTGAGTACATGTGTTTTTCCTAATGCTATGGAATCTTGTTACCCCCTCGATGAATTCGATTTGTTTTATGTTCAAAATGATTTCCATAAGGAATTAGTTTTTACTGAACCATTTGAAGGCCATAAAGGATATGCATGGTCAAAAAGAATGTTGCAAATTCATACTGAATTATGTCGTCAATTAGGATATAATTATTCAACATTTTGTCCATCCAACATATATGGCGTTTATGACAAGATAGGAGAAGATTCACATTTTGTATCAGCATTAATAAACAAAGTTGATAATGCTAAAGATGGTGATACACTGAAGTTTTGGGGAACTGGTCTAGAAAAACGACAGCAATTATATGTTAGAGATTTAGCAGAGATGATTCCAACATTGTTAGAAAAACACGACAGTGATCGACCCGTCATTATCGCTCCAAACGAAAACTTAACAATCAGTGAGATGGTTGGTATAATGGTTGAGATCTCCGGTAAAAATTTAACAGTCGAATTTACCGGACAACGCGCCGGACAAGTGAGAAAAGATTGTGTCAATAGAGGAGGCGCTTTTCAAGACTTATTTGGAGATTATCAATATACATCATTCAGAGATGGTTTAAAGGAAACCTATGAGTGGTTTGTATGAATGGGGGAGGGAGACACTGTATAATAGACGAATGTTTCACTTCCGGCGAGCCTAGAAGAGACCGTCAAGTAATTGGATATCACGGAATTGTATATTCTTTTGATCCAAATAAGCTTAAATTCGCATCAAAAGAATATACCACCCTTTTTCGAAATCAGAATATAATATATAAAAAAACACAATACATAAAAATTAGAGGTCATTCAGTGTCATGAAGTATATTTTTTTATATTTTCAAATTTGGGGTGGTGCCACTGAGGGCCATCATCGTTTTTTTGATTCTCTGGAAGAATTTAAAGAATGGTTAAAAGCAGTAAATTTTCAATGGGATCCGAAATATCAATATAGAATGTTTAAATTAGGCGAAGAAATCGAAATCAAACTTAACGAAGTACCGTTTAAAGGATTAACAAGTGACTGAAAAGCAATACGATATTATTATTCTAAGTGGTGGTTTTGACCCGCCTCATGTTGGGCATATTCGCATGGTGCAAGCTGCCGCCAAGCAAGCAGATTTTGTTTTTGTCGGATGCAACACTGACGACTGGTTAACTCGAAAGAAAGGTTATGTATTCATGTCTCTCGAAGATCGTTCCGAGATTATGAAATCTGTAAAAGGTGTCCATGCAGTTATTCCTTTCTCTGACGATGACGACACTGCCATTCATCTGATTAAAAAAGTTTGCGCTCTGTATGATCCGCGCGGCTTCAAGGTTGCGTTCGGGAATGGCGGCGATCGCAAAGAAGGGAACACACCAGAGCAAAGGTATTGTGAGAATAACAACATCGATATGGTCTGGAATCTCGGCGGCGGCAAAATCCGCTCAAGTTCAGATTTGGTGGAAAGATACAAAAAACAAACAGGAAAAGAATGAAAAAGACAGCTATCATATCAGGTGTAACCGGCCAAGACGGAAGTTATCTAGCTGAAATACTTTTGGAAAAAGGGTATAAAGTTGTAGGTTTAAAACGAAGAACATCCGTTATATCGACAAGTAGGATTGATCATCTTTTTGCAAACCGAGATTTCGAGCTTAGATATTATTCACTCTTTGATCCAACATGTCATTACAAGTTGATTCAAGATTGCCAACCTGATGAAGTATACAACATGGCGGCGCAAAGTCATGTCAAGGTCAGTTTTGAAACGCCACAAGAAACTATGGATTCTATTATTCATGGTTGTTTATATTGGCTGGAAGCAATTCGCACGCTAAAACCTGACACAAAATTTTATCAAGCTTCAAGTAGTGAGATGTTTGGGAGAAACACAACAGTCCCGCTGAATGAAAATTCCGAAATGCTCCCAGCATCACCGTATGCTTGCGCGAAGCTTTGTTCTCATCATTTGGTTCAGAATTATCGAGAATCGTACAACCTATTCGCATGTTCTGGCATTCTGTTTAATCATGAATCCCCTCGACGCGGCGAAACCTTTGTTACAAGAAAGGTGACACAAGCAGTAGCAAATATTAAATTAGGATTACAGGACGTATTAGAACTTGGTAATCTATACGCAAAACGTGATTGGGGTCACGCACGCGACTACATGGAGTGCGTTCACGTTATGTTACAGGCTCCACAAGCCGACGACTACGCTATCGCGACCGGGGAGACGCATACGGTGAAGGAATGGGTAACAGAGGCGTTCAGGGTCGCTCAGATGGGGGCGCTAACGTGGCATGGCACCGGAAAAAGCGAAGTTGCATTCATCGATGGAAAAAAGGTTGTGAAAATTAACCCGAAATACTTCCGTCCACAAGAGGTTCCGGTATTGCTCGGGGATTCTTCGAAGGCTAGAGAAAAACTTGGATGGAAACCGAAAATTAACTTTAATCAATTAGCTAAAATCATGTATCAATATGATTACGGCATGGCTATCGAAAAACAAGGCGGTTATGTCGAAGGAATTTTTTAATGCCTAAAGAAAATAAAGATTTGGTTTTTTCTAGTCATAACTTACTATAAATTTAGAAAAGCAACGTTTCGCGACTTTTCTTTTGTGGAGACGTATTTTCTAGATCGCAAAAATATGGTAAATAAAAGTACACAAGAGTATACTCTCTATGATACAATAATAACTAAGGTTGTTGGTAAAGAGATAACATTGGACAAAATGCCGTCTATCAGTAGTGAATTCATTTTGAAAGCAGTTAGGGAACTTTAAAAAGGAGAAGAAATGTACAAATTATCGACACAAGGTGTGTCAACAATTATGATGTGTTTGCAAGTAGGTATCTTGGAAGAAAAAGACATGACCGAAATTTTTCAAGGGCTTTCATGGTCTGTGAATGATGAAGAAGAATTGGTTTGTCTTAATCCACCGATTGTAAATTTCGCTTCACTCAAAACGGATGAAGAAGAGTAATGGCGATTTATAACTATGAATGCACAAAGTGCAAGAAGGTTTTTGTTGTTCAAAAACTGATGGGTCAGGCCGACCCGGAGACCTGTTGCGATATTGAAAACTTTCAGCACGATCAAAGTGCCGAATTGAAAGATACAATCAGCGCGATAGGTTCTGAAAAAAAGACATTTTGTGAGTATGATGCACCGGTGGTGCGTCTTATGGAAAAACCAGCCGTTAATATGCGTAAAAGCGCCGCTGAATTGGACGGCAAAGACCTTGAATATAGAATTCGAGAGCATCTGGAAGCTGCTCAAGAAGGTGTCAAGAAGGATAAAAAATCTGGAATCGGAATTGATTTTGGAGAACTAGAGGATAAATTTAAGAAATGAATACTACCATGATTGTAAGCTTAATTGTTTCATTCTTTTTCAGTTTTTCAGTATTGCTGAATTTAGTTTTAGTTTGTGTTTGCGGATTATCTATATGGTATGTGCGCAAATCTATAGCATCCACTCAGCAGTTAGAACTTGAATTAGTAGAGGCAAGTTCAAAGCTGTTTATTAGTGAAAGTATCGAAGAAATTATCAATTATATTCTTGAATTGGAAGAATTGTTGTTTGAAGTTTCTGAATTACAAGTATATAGTCAAGAGCCTGTAGTACAACAATTATCAGAACAGGTTCAAAAAACATTAGAAGGAATCCGTAATTCTGTGGTTGCACAAGAATACGAAAAAGCCCTAGAAGATATAAATGAGCGATAAAAAGAATTATTATTTTACCAAGGTTCATGAAAACGCAATTGTCAAATTTGCACAATCAGATGATTTTGACGAACGTGAGGAATTATATAGAGGTTTTATCGAGCCCGTGTTTGACGAGTTGGTTGACAAGATCGTATACACATATAAATTCACTGAACTACCCAACATTGATTATCTCAAAAAAGATTGTAAAAACTGGCTCGTCACAGTTTTAAACAAATTCGATCCTGATAATGGCTCGAAAGCCTTCAGTTATTTTACTATTGTTGTTAAGAACTGGTTCATTCAAAAAACCAAGAAACGTAGTAAAAAACTTAGGAAGGAAACTTCATACGAAGAAGAAATTAATAAGTATGATAAAGATTTATTTGTCTTTGAACCAAAGTATGACAAAGAACGAGAACAACGCGAATTTTTAGAGAACTTTTACGGTGAACTCGACGATTGGGTGGACGGCCGTCTGGGACGTTTGCTCGGCAAGAATGATTTTGTTGTTATTGATGCAGTAAAGGAACTATTTGAATCCCGCGATGAATTGGAAATTCTCAACAAGAAAGCAATATACTTCTATTTACGAGAAATCACTGGCTTGAACACAAAACAAATTACGAGATCATTGAAAAAGATAAGACCACGATATAGTAAGTTTAGGAGAAAGTGGGAAGATGGCGAAATTTGATCCCGATGAGGCATTGACAAGGGTTATAAAATCAATTAAAGATGATTTAGGTGTTATTGACACGACCATTGAAGAATTGTTAAATGAAGCAATTTCAAAGAAAGGTATTGCAGCAGGAACAAAAATACATGATGTTACACCTCCCCTCACAAAACTATTATCCACGAAACAGAAGAACATTGATCAACTACTGAAAATAATTAGTTCACAAAAAAAGACAATCGACCCCGAAGAAGAAGTACAATTAGATTTAGAAACTATGTATTCTGAATTTGAACACGACTAAGAAGAGTGAGGCGCTTATGATATGGCAGACACAAAATGGAAATATGGAGCGCTAAACGCTATAGAATATGACAAATTCGCAAGACGCCTAGAAGTAAATTCGAACAATTCCCTAGCATACATCCGTGATGCAGTTCGAACTTCCCTTTTTGAAAAGAATCTAGATTTAACCGGTGAATTTCACGGTATAGTTCTACAAAAAATTCCTGATACGCAATTTGGTAACGTAAGTGACAGTTTGTCATTTTATGACAGCATCATGGGTTATTTTGATTCGGAAAGTAAATCTACAGATAAAAAAGAAATAATAAGAGTGAAAGTAAGAGTCCCTGAGTTAGATGCAATGATACCGGAACCTGATTCGTTAAACGATTCAAAACAAATCGGTATGCATCAAACATTTCGAGCACTCGTTTCAGACGAAGTACCTAGTACATTAGAATGGGGACAGCCAGTTATTGTTTCACTTTACACTAGTGCAGGTGTATTTGAACCGACAATTAAGAAAACAATTACTGGCGCAAATAGAGTGGTATCTCAAGGGCCTAGGATTTCACCAGCGGCCGCCTATGGTGACAGTTTTGTTGGACCGATCCCACCGGGCGATCCCGGTTGGTTGCCTGCTAATCACGTAAGTAAAACAACGGTTGAAGTATCTCCCGGCGTTGCATATAAGCCAAACCGAGTAAGGGTTCACGAAGGAATAACGCCGTTGCCACCAGCGAGTTCATTGTTGGTGCCCGTCGCATCCCGACCCGGCTATCGTCAGCAAAAAATACATACTCTAGTAAAACAAAGATTTGATGCAATGGCTACTGCCATATCTAATGCAATCGGGGCACAGCTATATGTTCAATCAGGTTGGCGAAAACATGCATGGAATTCTAGATCAGAATATGAAAGTGCAATGATTGAGAGGTATGGTTCGGTAGAGGAGGGGGAACTCTTAAAAGCTTATGTGTCTCCTCATGAAACCGGTCTAGCGGTTGACTTTTATATAGCTGCAACAAACAGTAATGAGGTAGATATCGCGCCTTCACAACGAGGAAAACCGAAATACGGTAGTAACACGCTGGCACAACAAAAGCAGACCAAAGCATTTAAATGGTTGAAAGAAAATGCACATCGTTTTGGTTTTACACCATATAGAAAAGAAGCGTGGCACTGGGAAGTATTATTACCTATTGAATCTTGGAAAACAGGGCGTGAAAGAACGGAAGAATATGATGTATCTGACTATAACACAAGAATTACAGAGAAGTCAGTTGCAAATGGCAAAGTAACATCTAATCGAGACTTTACTTTTGAATAAAAAATCCAAAGATCTTAAAAATTCTAGTATAAAAACTATTGAAACAATTTCTAATTCTAGAGAATATCAAGAGTTTGATATCAACAGAGGATTTTCCAACACTTCTCTGTTGGAGCCGTTGCCAAAATATATACATAGTGGCTGTGAAAGAGTATTCGAAGGAGAAAATAATACTTATATTATATTGGGTCGTGACCGCCCATCGTCTCGGGCATCAGGTTATGGTGGTAGAGGAGATACACAGGCAGGGGCCATTGATATTGTAACTGGTTTGATGGGTCGTCATGTTGCCGCCACCGATGATGAAAATCAAGAACTTTTTGTTGATAAGAATTTTCGTGACGATGCATCAAGAATCTATTTGTCACAAAAGAGTGACATTGACCGCTACTTAAACTTAGCAACAGGACGAGTTGGCAACTCCACGGCCCGCGCCTCAATAGCGATCAAATCAGACGCGGTACGAATCGTCGGCCGCGAAGGAATAAAATTAGTTACGAAGACTGATACTCACAATTCACAAGGCGGGAAGATTGATTCAGTTTATGGTATTGACTTGATCGCCGGTAATAACGATGAAGACCTCCAGCCTATGTTAAAAGGTGATAATACCGTAGAAGCTTTGGATCGCATTGTTGAACACATAAAAACATTGACTGGTGTGGTTGAGACTTTACTTGGCAACCAAATGAAGATGAACACTGTTCTAACCAGTCACGTGCATATAGGTAATTTAGGATATCCTACAACACCATCAATAGAAACGGCTGTAGCAGGCGTGACAACGACTATATCACATGTTGCACAAGATATGTTACAGATTCCGCTCTATCGAACTAATTTAGAAATGTTTAAGATGAACTATCTTAATCCAATTGGTTCAAAATACATTAACAGCAGGCACAATAACACAAATTAATATGGTTAACTTTGATTGGACAAAAATAGAACGACCGCGCTTTGATGACGGAAAAATCTTTTGGGCTTATGAAGTTGTCAACCTAAACAGCGCAACAATTTCTCAAGATCAAAAGAATAGTTTTATCGAATCTGGCCTGATGGAATTATTGGATTATTACGGTAAAACGCCTCCCTCTAGTATGAGGCGCTTAACTACAGTGTCAGATCGTTTTTACGAGATATACTTTAATCCCTCATCCGCATGCTATTCGGCGAAAGTTTTGATAGCTATTCGAAAAGACGATTTAGACGCTCTTTCGGATCGTGGTTATAACACTGCTGCCCTTCAAATAGTCAATACTACGGTAAAAGAGTTTGAAGACAATGTTAACTCAATAACACAGTTTTTAGACCAAGCTAAATTATATACAGAATTACAAGATGAATATCTTCATATTGACGGTTTCATTCAACGTTTAACGAATCCAATTAAAGAATTCAAAACATATCCCGGTTCGATATCAGATCGAGCTTTGGAAAATGATGTGTTATATCTACCACAAAGTCAACAATCATTAAAAATTCTATACAACAATGATAACCAGTTTGTTGGAGTTGTTTTAGATAATGAATCGTTAATTGTTGGTTTCGATGGTGCGTATAACAGACGAAGAATTTCATTTAATAGCAAATTCGCAAACAATTTCGTTTTACAACATCAGAACGCATCTGCCGACGCCCGCGCCCGCGTCTCTTCACGTGCCCGTGATGACTGGCAACAATACTTTTTTGATTATATCAAATATGGAGATGTCTCTTTTGCTCCGTCGGATACTAATAATATTAAGTTCAAAGATGTTGCATTGGGTACGGCAAAAGCAGTATACGAATCATCTGATTTACCATATCTTATTAATAGCAAAAGAAACTTCGTTATATCAGAAATAGATAGATTCAAAAGTATACCTGAAAATGCATTTACTTTAAAATGCAGCCCTCTTACAGCGGGTGAAATAAAAGACGAAGCTTATCGAATTGCGAAGATTAGATCTAAAAAAGATGCAGAAGACGCAATCTTGGGTAGTAATTTGTACAGAGCTACACTTAGAGATTTTGATGTTGTAGATTATGTTGGAGATGCTATCTTCGATGATCTGGACAATTTGTTAGGCTCTGCTCCAACCAGCATCGAAGGCGCATTTACAAATGTTTTAAATTATGTTGGTGTAGATACATTGGTTAATGCAGCGCTTCGATGTCTTTTGGTGCAAGGTGAAGTTCCTGAACTGTGGAAAATATGTATCGATATATATAAACCCCCTACGATCAAGTTTCCTGATGGTATAAAAATCCCAAACCTTTTCGATTTTATATCGAAATTGATTGTTAAGGTACTGCTATTGGCGCTTCAAGCAGTGTTATTGGCAATTTTAAAGCTTATTTTACAAAAGTTGCGAGATTGTATTAACGGTACTTTGGAAGATTTCAATGAAAGAAAGACGGCATCTGACTATTTTGGAGATGGCTTGTCTGATGCTGATGCGTATATTGCAGAGAAAGTTTTCGGAAATGCTGACTCATTGGGAGCGGCTGGCCCATTGACCGGCGACGACGCAGGTAATTTGTTAGATGACATAGCTAATGCTTTGACACCTCAAGAATTCTGCGCGCTAATCACAGGATCGGCATCAGATGAAGTATACAAAATCGTACTATGTCTAATAGCAACGCGTTACCCAACCATTTATGAGAGTGTTAATACATTTGAGAAAATCCAAGCTGTATTTGAGGCGTTGTCGGGTCTACTCAACACTGATGCCTGCGTTATAAAAAATGTGATTCCAATTCCCGCGGATGCTAGCTTGTGTCTCACGAGTGATCACCAAACCCTACGCAAAAATCTGTTGCAAGATAAATTTAGTGATATTAACGAAGCCACTTTACAAGAGCAGTTAGACGCAGCAGAAGATCGTCGACAACATGAAATGAATACATTAAAAAGTCTTCTAGAATCAGATTCGCCTTTTGAAGATGCATTATTGGATGGCCAAAGCATGGAAGATTATATTCAAGATTTGATTCCGTGCGCGAAAGACAACGAACCGATGAAACATATTATTAAGATGTCAATTGATACTACACTTAATCCTATGTCAACCTTTTTTAATCAAGCTATGTTAAACAAAGATCTTGGTTTTCAAAGATCAATGATGAATCCCGAGAGAGAAGAGATACGAAATGAGATGAATAATTCCGGGTTTATCGATATTAAAGAAAACGGATTCGATTTGTCGGGTGGAGCGTCTGGCGTAAGATATCGGTTTTTGGGAAATAGTGTAGAAACCGGTATATTTGCAGATCAAATTGAAGTTACGAAAACTGATAATCTTCCCGCAGAAGCAGTTCAAAATTCTATCTCAAATGTTAGAAAACAATTGATGCTGGATTTGTTCGAGGATCCTATCAACATTTCTGAATATGACGATATTATGCGAATAATGATTGAATCAATAATAGATGATATTACACGGTCAAGTTTTAATACAGTAAATTCAGAACAAATAGCTGGCATATTTGGAAATATAGTCACAGATGACGGCAAATCTCTTCTATACGAAAACTGTTGGGTCAATTCTGAAAGCGTTCGGAAAGGAATGTTGGAACTATATTTGGACGAAGATTGTAAAAAGAAAGATTCAAAATTATATGATAAAGTTTTGCTAGCAGGAATGGTTAGGTTGTATATCCGGACATTGATGGTGGAGTATTATTTCAAAAACTATGCTATTGTATCCCAGTTTTTCTCAGAGGATTTTCAAGATTCCTTTATAAAAGACTTCTTGTCACAAAAAGTGGGTTTTCTTCTTTCGACGATTGATGCAAATGATTATATAGAAGATTTAGATTCCCTTATTAGCGAACAAATGAATTCGGTTTTTGTAGCTTTTAGAGGTTACTTCCAAGGATTCCTTAATCCTGACATGGATCTTGATGGTAACAATATTAAAAATTACTTTTTTGACAAATTGCAGGTTTTTCAGAGCGACCCAGATATTATAGATTCTAAGATGTTTTATCTTAAAATAGATCAGCAAAATGACACCTCGATATCGGGTCTAAACCAAGTAACTATGAAATTATCATTAAAGTATATAACAGTCCCCGGCCAATTCCCTAGTAGTATCACATTCGAATCGGCGCAGCGAACTGTTAATTTAATAGATTTTGATCTAGATGCTTTTCAAAGTGTTTTGGAAGATTTGACAGAAACGCTGAAACAACGTCGCAAAACTGAGTTATTGTTTGATTTTGCTTTTCCTACAAAGGATGCTCTCGCCGCCCTGAGTTTATTTATTTTCATAAGAATACGAAATAATCTATTCGATCAACTATTTAATCTGAATAAAAATGTGATCGTTAACATTGAAAATATTGATGATTTCACTTTTGAAAACAAAGACTTTCAAGAGTCTGCGACAAAAGACAATATTAAATCATTAAAGAAAGACGATCGAAAAAGCAGTATTGAGAGGATACTTAACTAATGTCAGGACTAGCACCACGCTTACCACTAACGATAGACGAGACAGATGGCGCATATTCATTGATCAAAGAATATGTAACTCTTGTTAAACAAAATTTTAAGATGTTAATGTTAACATCGCCCGGTGAAAAGATAATGAATCCCAATTACGGCGTAGGCTTGAAACGATATTTGTTTGAAAATATGATATCCCAAGGTGGGACACAATCAAACGTAAAAGCAAGAATATACTCACAAGTTGAAAGATATATGTCATATTTGGATATCAAGTTTATCGATTTTGTGCAACCTGATAATTCTCCAAATACATTAGAAGTTTATATAGAATATAATATAGTACCACTTAATGTGGACAATGTTTTTGACGTTACACTGGATTTAGCTACTATATTTTAAGAGGATTAGAACGTGTCCAAGAAAAGACCACCAATTAACTATACAAGTCGGGAATTCGATACAATCTTGCAAGATCTGTTATCGCATTCTAAAAGGTATTATGCTGATACATTCAGGGATTTTTCTGAAAACAGTTTTGGATTACAAGTTCTAGAATCAGTGTCTTACATTGGTGACCAATTATCATTTTACTTGGATTACGCCTCATCAGAAGCATTTCAAGATACGGCAATTGAATATAATAATGTTGTCCGTCACGCGAGAGATAAGGGATTCAAGATCAATACGAACCCCTCATCATTCGGGTTTTTAACATTTTATATCTTAGTTCCTGCTCTGTCTACTGGTCTCGGTCCTAATTATCGGTATGCTCCAACACTTCGACGTGGAAGTCAATTCTCTACAACCGGTGGTAACTTATTCTTATTGATGGAAGATCTGGATTTTGCTAATAGTGATAATGAGGTAGTCATCGCGCGAGTTAATGAAGTTACAGGTGTGCCTACATATTACGCCATTAAAGTTAAAGGTCGAGCTATCTCTGGCGAGTTGCAGCAAGTAACAAAAACCGTGGGTAGCTTTCAAAAGTTTCTTAAACTCCCGATTGGAGATGAGCGAGTTTCGGAGGTTATTTCGGTTTTTGACAACGAAGGACATGAATATTTTGAGGTTCCTTTTTTGGCACAAGATATTGTGTACAGAGCAATCGCGAATAGAGATAGTAATAAATCTAGTGTGCCAAGAATTTTGAAACCTACGCCCGTCCCACGTCGTTTTGTGGTAGAAAGAGAGTTAGGTAATACATTCTTGCAGTTTGGTTCCGGCACTGACTCTTCCATTTCTGCTGTCGATGTTCTTGATCCGTCTAACACTACATTACAAATCAACGGGAAAAATTATCTGTCTTCTACATCATTCGACCCCACAAAGTTGATTGAATCAGACAAAATGGGAATCGCGCCTGCAAATACTCAATTGACAATCATTTTAAGAAAGAATACAGCTAGCAATGTGAATGCCTCCGTTGATACAATTACGAGAACAGTGAAAACAAACTTTAAGTTTTCCGAACCAGCTTCGCTCCAAGATTCGGAAATGAGTTTTATTGTGAGTTCTTTGGAAGTTACTAATGAAGAACGTTTCGTTGGCGACGTTTCTATACCAACTGTAGACGAAATCAAAATGCGCTCAAAAAGTTATTTTGCAACACAAGATCGCGCCGTCTCAACGGAAGATTATAAAGCTATGGTGTATGCTATGCCTCCAGAATTCGGAGCCGTTAAACGCGTCAACCTATACCGAGACACTGATGCATTTCGAAGAAACCTCAATTTATACATTGTTTCGGAAAATGCAGATGGAGAATTGACAGAACCTAACTCCACATTAAAAACAAATTTGAGATCGTGGGTAGGTACCCATAAGATGATTAATGATTCGGTAGATATTTTGGATGCCAGAATTGTTAACTTCGGCATAGACTTTGAAATCGTGGCCGAACAAGAGAAAAATAAACATGATGTATTGGCTAATGCAATCTCTGTCTTACAAGATATGTTTTTTAATAAAATGGATATCGGTGAGTCAATACTAATTTCTAAAATTTACAACAAATTGAACGAAGCAGATGGTGTAGAAGATGTTGTGGATGTTCGCGTAGTTCCTAAAATTGGAACAAATTATGCTACAACAAGATACAATTTTGATAAACATTTATCACCGGACGGTCGCGTGATAGAAGGGTACCAAAATCTAATTTTCGAACTGAAATATCCATTTACTGATATCAAAGGAACAGTGCTGTGATTAAACGTTATGTCGCCTCGAAAGATACAACAATAACAAATGCCTTTAAATCCGGGTTTTTGCAGGGTCGAGCTACCGGTTCCAACACTGGTCGAGCTGATTCACTTGAGGTATTCGTATTATATGACAACCACCCTACGGCATCAGCGGCAACAATCGAAAAATCAAGAATTTTAGTAGATTTTCCAATTTCGACGATAGCAGCAGATCGAACAAATGGTGATATTCCTGTAAGTGGAAACGTGAACTTTTATCTGTATCTTGGAAATGTAAATCATCATGAAACATTGCCTTCAAATATGGTGTTAGAAATAGCAGCAGTATCACAGAGTTGGGATGAAGGCCATGGAAAAGACTTAGATAATTATAAAGACCCGGGAATAGGTTCTCTTGGATTAGGAGCGAATTGGTTAAATGCATCAAGTGCTTCTGCTGGACCGGTCTCTTGGACCATTCAGGGAGGAGATTTTTTGACTGGTTCTTCGGATCCGGTCTTTTCGTATACAATCGTAACTGGCCCAGAAGATGTCAGTATTGATGTAACTCCTCTGGTGGAACATTGGTTAGCCGAAACAATTGATAGAAATGGATTGGCCGTGTATGTTACAGGTTCTCAAGAAAATCAGTCATCATCTTCTATATCTTATTATACTAAGAAATTTTCAGCTAGAAATTCTGAATATTTTTTCAATCGCCCTTTGCTAGAAGCAAAATGGGATGACAGCAAAAAAGATCAAAGAAATACGTTCTTGCCATCAGCTTCTAATTTGTCGTCTAATGACAACCTGAACACAGTATATTTTTATAACTATGTTCGTGGACAATTAACAAATATCCCCGGAACAACGGATAACTTGTTATACGTGAGACCGTACGAGAGCGCCTCTAACGGATCCGAACTCACGACCGCAGTGTCATCCCCGATCACCGGAGGATTGGTTGAGACTGGCGTGTACTCGGCCTCAATGGCCGTTCAAGTCAGTGCATCAACATTCTATGACAGATGGTACACAACAACCTCTGGTTCAACGGCAGTTCACACGGGAACAGTATGCGTTCTTTCAACACATTATCCTTCGAACGTTGCGACACAAAATCAGTATGAGGTGAATGTTACGAATCTTAAAAGTAGATATTCTATCGATGAAGAACCTAGATTTAGAGTATATTCTCGTTTAAGAGGTTGGAGTCCTACAATTTATAATGTAGCAATTCAACAACCAATATTAAATATTGTTGAAGATATGTATTGGCAGGTTCGCCGATTGTCGGATAATTGTGAAGTAATACCGTTCGGTACCGGCTCATTGCAAGAAACGAGAGTTTCATATGATATATCTGGTTCCTATTTTGATTTAGATATGGCGATGTTAGAACCACATTACACATATCAATTGGAATTTGCCATCAAGGAAGGTTCTCAATATGTTGAACATCCAAATAAATTTAAATTCAAAGTTGTGAATGAATACTAATGAGTATTAAAAACCTATTTGCCAATAACAAGGCATTAACATCCGAAAAATTACAAGATTCTACGCTGGATTACGAAGATTCAGAGTATAATTATGTACATGTTACTGAGCGAGAGAAATTTGAACCGTATGTGGACTATTCAGACCCACGTAATTTTTGTTTCTATGGCTTAGCTTCGATGTATTATGAGGATGCATTCAATAGAATTTCCAATTCTTATCCTTATGACGGCTCAACAACTGAGAAAAAGTTATGGCATCTTAGTTCATCAAATTTTGATAACTATATATTTGAAGATGTTTATCCAAGAACAACAGGGTATATTCATCTTGGTCTGGGAATTGATGAGGGATCGACAGCAACATACAATTCTAAGAATTATGCGTCGGCTTCGAGCCCTGAATACATCAATGTAAGACAACTGATGAACACCGGATCATATTATGATGGAGGAATGTCTTCACTAAAGACTGGTTTTTCTGGATCTAATAAGTATAAAGTAGGCAAAAACCGCGACTCGAATTTAGAGTTTAATCTCAATGACGGAATTACTTTAGAGTTTTGGTTTAAGCATGGTGCACAAATTGTATCACCAACTGAAACATTGTTCGACCTCTGGAATGGTGAAACATCAGGCACATTCGCTGAAGCTAACGCCGATTATGGTCGCTTTACTTTAGAAACAACCGGTTCTATTTCTGGAACAGTTAACTTCCTATTAACAGCACAATCTGGTACAACTGGAATATATCAGACTTCGGCTGGCTCATCGACAGATATACAAAATTGGCATCATTATGCTCTCCGCGCGCACAATACGGGCTCGGATCTCCGATATGAATTATATATTGATGGTGAGCTTAATAGTACACAGACGGCTACTAGTCAAGCAATTAACAATGTAACTGGTTCGCTTAAAGCTACAATTGGTGCTTTACAAGAATCACCATCTGGTTCAACAAATCTAGGATTAGGTTGGGGATCTATTTCAGGTTCTTTAGATGAGTTCAGATTTTGGAAAAACAAAAGAACACATCAAGATATAGGAAGATTCTATTTCACCAATATTGAAGCCGGAACAAACAAATATGATGCTGAAACAAATCTAGGATTTTATTACAAGTTTAATGAAGGCGTGACACAACGACCAACTATTGATTCTATTGTATTGGATTATTCGGGCCGCACAACGAATGGCGATTGGGTCAATTATGTTTCTGGTTCTAGAAACACAGGTTCCGCTATTGTATCAGCATCCGCAGCCGAACAAGAATTTCAAGACCCAATTATCTGGAATTTTCATCCGACAGTTGAAGCTTCAAAAACATTCCACATTCAAAGTGGCTCATCATATGATTTCCAGAACAATGCATCACTGTTCAATTCAATACCAAATTGGATTTTGGAAGAAGATCAAGGTCAATGGAAAAAGTTGTCGCAAATTGTTGGTTCATATTTTGACAATGTGCAATTACTAACGAAAGAAGTTCCAAAATTAAGAAATATTCAATACACTTCTGGTAGTGATAAACCGTACACATTAGCTCCGAATTTGTTATCAAATATTGGTGTTGATCCGGTCAATTTGTTTAACGATGCCAGTCGACTAGAATTATTATACAATCGTGATGAAGATCGAGAATTCGAAGAAACGTTATCCGACATTAAGAATAAGATTTTCTTAAATATTTATAACAATATTGCCGACCTTTATAAACAAAAAGGTACAATTAAAGCGCTTCGAAACGTTTTTCATTGTTTTGGTATCGATGAAAATCTAATCAACATTAATGTTTATGCTGATAACCAGAAATATGATATTCGCAAAACATATCGTATTGAATCTATAAAGAAGAAATTTGTTGATTTTAACAATATTGACAGATTTAACGCTACCATTTTTCAACAAACGAGTTCTGCAAATCCGTATTCTACCGGATATATCTATGGTTCTGGAGTAAATAAGCAAGAAAAATCTGTACCTATTACTATAGAATCATTGGTATTGTTTCCGAAGAAACCTGACCGAAGTTTGAATTCGTGGGCATCTTCTAGTTTTACACGATTAACTTCATCATTGTTTGGTTTTCATACACCAATTACGGGATCAGACATTGACGATACCGCATGGGAAACCGGATCAATTGCAGACATGCAAGTATATGCTGTCAGGGATTTACAAGAATCAGACAATATTCGTTTCGTTCTTCGATCTTCAACCGAGGGGAACCCTTTACCAACGCTAACTTCATCTTTCTTTGAAGAAGTATACGATAATCAAAAATGGAATGTTGCTGTTCGTGTTTCTCCTTCAAAACGGGAAAATGCCGGCCTCGCGCTTGGGGCCACATCTGGTTCAAACACATATAACGTGGAATTTTATGGTGTTTCAACAGTGTTAGGCGCAGTTCTAAACGAATTCAGTGTTACAGGTACAATGGATTATGACAACGGAAGTGCTTTCGTTTCGGCTCCCAAAAGAATGTATGCCGGTGCATATAAAACTAATTTCACTGGTTCGACGATTCAATCGAGTGATGTAAAAATTGGATCATTGCGTTACTGGAATACATATCTCACAGATACTACAATCAAAGAACATAACATTGATCCTGAGAATTACGGAAATAATGCTTCGTTTACAGATCTTTACCGTACAATTGACAGCTTGTCATTCAAAGAAATAAACGATTCTGAATTGCTGGCTCTTGATTGGTCTTTCGATACAATTACGGGATCCACGAGTGATGGTGACTTCATTATTGAAGATATCACATCTGGATCCGCAGATTTCGAAAATCGTTATGATTGGATCGGAAATATAGTCGGTAAAGAGTACACCGGGCAAGGTTACGGATTTCCTTCAAGTGATACAACAGTTGTAGACAATTCTTTCCTAGATTCCGGCAAGTATCGAACATTCGAGAATTTGAATTCTGAAGATATGGTCACGATTCTTGAATCCGATCGCGTGGAACAAATCCAAGATGCACGCCCAGTAAACTACGTTATATCATTGGAAAAGAGTCTGTATAACTCAATTTCGGAAGAAATGATAGAGTGGCTTGGCACAGTTGAGGAATACAACAATTTATTGGGTGAACCGATCGCTCAGTATCATATGGAATACAAAGGCTTAGAACAACTTCGTAAATTGTTCTTCGAACACGTTGAAAATACACCGTCGTTCGAGCGCTTTGTTGAATTATATAAATGGATTGATACCTCACTATCCTCATTGGTATCACAATTTGTCCCGGCCTCGGCAGCAGGTGAAGGAAGAATTCGAACAGTTATTGAATCACACGCATTTGAACGTTCAAAAATATGGAACAAGCTTCCGACTACACAATATGTTAATGAACAACTAGAAGGAACTTTTAATACTGTTAATAGCCTACTGAATCGTTGGTCAATTAACCATCACCCAATTTCGAATAACGAAGCAGACCACCAAAATTACTGGAAATTTAGAGCATCAAGAACTTCTGGCCAACTATCTTCCGGTGATACTGAAGTCGACGCGTCGCGAGCAACAATTTATTCTGCTTCACTGTCTGCACTGAATAGAAGTTATTCGACTGTTTATAACCTTGACGCAGAGCGAGACATTCTGGATGGCGAAAACACAAAATACCAATTGTATCGTAATGTTAATAGCGATTCTGGCAAGAGCTACATCTGGACTACCAATAATAGTACCTTTGATGAAAGAATTTATGGTCTGAAAGATGTTAACGATGTTTTAGATCCCACTGTTCGTGAAAGATACCAATTCAGAGTTAATTCTGGTAAACAAGGTGAAGAATTAATAAGCGCTGATTTAGCATTTCCATTCAAAATCTACAGCGCTTCGGTTAGCGGTGGAGTTCATGATTACATTATCACGCAACTCGCTCTGTCAGCAGATTTCGGGAACAATTTGCATAACGAATATTATGGGAACTTTAATCAGAATCCAGCGCAAGGACCATTTACACAACATGTCGCCGGAGGTTTTGCGACACACCGCCAACAACTTAACGACGGAACTGATAACGTTCTCACTCGCACAGAGAATAAATATGTTATCCTCGAACCTGATAACAAGCGCCTCGCTGTGTACTCTCCAGAAACAGAGCAAGTTGAAAGCGATGCAGCAGGTAATGCTGATATTGATGTAGCAACGTGGCCTAAAGAAAGATATACACGAGATTTAGGATATAAATCTGTCCATAATGTTAGAAATGTGCAACAAACCACATCAAGTCGTGGTACAATTATAGGTAATTACTCAAATACATACGAGTATTTGCAAGTTGGTTCACGACGAGATAACAACTATTGGTTAAGAGATCAGACTGGTTCAGTCCAAGCAACGCCAGAAGTTTCAACTCTCCGGAGAACTGAAGAAGAACAATATGAAAACTTTGAATTGCCAGATCGCTCACAAGAAGACGGCAACAATCAGAAGACGGCAATGGTAACTAGATTCTCGTCCCCCGGGGAGCACTCACAGATATCTCGCGGTTTCTTGGATACGACATCTGAGACGATCAGTATTTACTCAACATTGAATTATCGAAATTTAAATGTCAAAAAATACATCCAAGACGTTATTTATAACAATCGCTCTGGTTCTGTAGTATCAGACATCGGCTCTGGCATAAGAGAATAGAATGGCATTATTAAATAATCAAACAAATCGAAATGTAAAGAAACGCGTCAAGTTTAGTGGATCCCTTGGGTACGCTTCTGACAATAATGAATCAATAACGGAAATTTATCTTATTGATTCGGTTGCTGATAACTTTTATATTTCTACTCCTATCCCCGGTTCTGACCACCAATATCGATGGATAACCGCATCGATCCTTATAGATGATAGAGAATTATTCCCGTATAGTTATGCAACTAGTTCGACAGACTTGGTAATAGTTTCGAGCAGTGTTTGGTTCGACGGAACTCATGAAAATTATTTGTCACCCATTGGGTCACCGACTTTAATATCATTTGATCCAAATTCTCCATCGACAATTGAAACTACTCCTGCATACTATGATGTGAATACATCATCTTATACGGTATCATTGGTTGGTGACGGTGTGATAACAATCGAAGAAGAAGCACAGCGAAAATACATTTCTTTGTTAAACGGACCATACCAGTATCCGACGTGGAAGCAAGTTCGACCGAAAGATCATCCAGTTTGGCGATCATTGCTCAAGGAATCTTTCATGCTTATTTCGAAAGATTCACCAACAACTTACAACGGCGTTAAACAAATTAAAGCGAAACGAAATCCTGAACAAGATTATTATCATGTTCCTTTTATAACGAACAGATTTAATAGAATGCGTTTCGCTTTTGAAGAATTGGAGAAATTTGCAAATTCAGAGATTGTTAAGCCAACATATATTGAATTTGATTATGGTTCAGTGATAACTTACTTTACAAACCAACAAATAGATGATAAACTTAACGTGCCACAAAAAAGATCTCTAGTGTTTGATGCGATATACCAGAACTACAACAAAAATTTAGATTCAAATATCGGTAATTTCATAAGTATTGTTTATAAAGAAAAGATTTGGCCTAAAGAAGATAACACATTTTTACAGAGAACGAGAGACAGGAAACTTTTTGCATTTAACTGGAAAGATAAAAGGGTAGACAGACGAACATTAGATTCACAAACAACTTTTGGTGGAACAAACGTAACATCATCCCTCTGGCCTCTGGATGCTCGACCTGATTACGATACAAATTCACTAGTGACAACAGCTTCAACAATAATGCCGGGCGATGTTGGTGAATTATCCAGTGTTACTAATTATTTTCACAACGGAGATGTAACACGTTTGACTGCAAGTGCTTGTTTTACATACCCCGCTTTTGCCGGAACTTTAAACGCTTCAAATGATGTTGGCATCTTTTGGACAAATGATACGAAATTTAAACCATGACAATTAAAAAACCTTTTGAAGAAACATATCAAATATTTACGAATGATGCTCGTTATTCTGCAAAGGACTATTCGTTAGTTCCTGAATTTCGTATATCGGAACATATCGGAACATATCTTGATAATAGCAATTTCTTATCTCAAAATGATAATATTTTTACTGTGACAGGTAGTGCCGTATCTGCTTCTGGTGATGTTAATTTTGTACAAAACTTTTTGGTATCAGAGAAACTAAAATATTATGACAAACTTCGCGAAGAACATAAAGAAATTGCAAAACCGTCCAAAATCGACTTAACGTGTCATGCAACAATTAAGTTGATCCCGTATGAGGGATTTTATCCTGTAGAAAGAACATTGCAATTGACACAGCTTTTCAGTCAAAGTTATGGTCCCGGCATAAATTCTTCAATTGATGCGGGGTCTCCA